GTTTGAATGATTATGGTCTGTAACTATAATCAAACTAAAACGTGAACAGGTTTCTTTAACTATTCTTATTTGCTTAACATTACCTTCATAAAGTCTACTGTATGAGAATCTAAATCGTTTCTTTCCTTTGTTAATTGTTAGACAATTACCATTCAGGGTAAAACCTCCTTGTTTGAATACAAAAGAATTGAATTTCTCCGGTGATTTGAACTTAGGTGGTCGTTTCGCTAACTTTTTGAAGAAACGATTGTATGCAGAATCTAATCTTTGAAGAATCTCTTGAACTGTTTGGGAATGAAGAAGATTTCTCTTAATTCTTTTAGAGAAATGCTTTTGCATCTTACCAACTGAGATATATTTCCCAAACAGTCTGTAATACCTACGTTGTAGAGCTAAAGCATGATTCCATACAAAACAACATTCTCGAAGCATCTTTTCCAGATACTTTGTTTTCTTTGAATGATATATGTTGTACTTGTATGAAATCATTTTTAATCACATTTATGATACAAATATAATAATAACTTTTTGGCATATCTCAGAATCAATTATTAAAAAATACATATATGAATAAAAGAATCATTGATCCCCTGCTTAAAAGCAGGGGCTTTGTTAAAGATCGTAAAATAAGACATGATGGGGGAATTTAATGCGAAAGATGCCAATTTCTTATGGCGTCAAATTGGTAGGATTGATGGGGTGATAGAAACTCTGAACCGTACCGAAGGAGAGATGCCGGAAATTATAGCCGGAGTGCTAAAAAGAATAAGAGACGATATAGATAAGTTTGTAGATAATAAAACAAAAGATTATGAGAATATACAAGAATGATATTATAAAGGCGTCAGCGATAAGCACCGGCGCAGACAGGGGTGTGTTACTGTGTTCAATAACAGATTCGGGATTCACGTCTATAGCGGGCGTAATATCGGCTGTTAAGGATAAGTTACCAGGCAAAGATCATAAGAAGATGATTTTTGAAATACGGAATGATGGAAGAAACGAATATGGCAGATATAATAATTGTGGAGGAAAAATATGAAATACAGAGGTCTGTTGCTTCCTATGATATTAGCTGCAATGTGTGGAGATGATGCCTTTATGTTAAATACTAAAAGGGGAAAAGGAATGCAATTTACATATAGAAGAGAAAAGATTGTCAGAACAGAAAAAGAATTTGATATTAATGGTACTAAAGTAATGGCATACTCAAGAAAGGATGCCATTAAGAGATTAAAACATAAGAAGTAGAAAACGGATTTTTATGTTAATGTTAGTTTTTTCATTTTTATTGAAAGGAGCGCCGGCCTGTGAAGGTATGCGCTCTTTGTATTTGTATAATACATAAAACAATAATAAGATGACAGATAATAACATAGATGTGAATATCGTACCTGTAAAGAATGGTGCGAAACGTGTTGTGGTATCATATTACCATTATTCACGCAAGGACAAAAATCACATGAGTTCCCAAACGGATTACGTTTGGGAAACAAAGAATGAAGAAATGTTTAAATACTTTGAGGCCAGGAGGACAAAAGTATTTTATAGTCAGATTCGTGCCATGTGTAGATTCTATGGCAAGAAAAATGTACGTAAATACAAAAAGTTATGATATTAAAAACGACAACCAACGAGTTTTGTTTCATTAACGTAAGTTTCTATGAAACAATAGCAGATCCTCGCTATTTCTTTGAACAAGATTATGAAGAGATGCCGGAATATGAGGAGGAATTAGATTTTGATTTTGATTCTTATTGCAATAAGTTTATTCCTTTTGTACAGGAATGGGCGAATAAGGTGGGCGAACGCCTTTATGAATATGGTGTGAATAACATAAAGGTAATATCGGTCGGACATCCAAAAGATCGCAATTATGGTACTGATTGGATGGATGTAAGGGTAGAGTTTTGTGATGAATGGAGGCAAAAGATGTTATCTAACATTGGTAAGATTGCCAATGATGATAAATGCAAGAAGTATGCGGAGGCTAATTGCCGGTCGGTATCAGGATACATCTTTTTAGGGCCTGAAGATTTAAAGGAATTTGAAAAGGAAATAATAGAAAGAAAGTCGGATTCGGAATATGATGTAACAATATTATTAAATATGTATCTAACTTTGGCTTTTGTAAAAGAATTTGGATTTAAAGCCGGAGAAGCATGGAGTGAAATAACAGAATATGCTTACGGATGTTTGTCGTATTCCGATTTTGCAACAACAGAGATGCTTATACCGGAAGGTTCGGAGCATTTATTCAAAGACATTTACACGGCAAAGGCCGACGAATTATATCATCATGTCCTGGATAAATTTGGATGGGCGTGGCGTGATCCGAAATATAAGTCAGAAACAGAATTATGCGCAATGCTAAAGTGGGCAAAAGAAAAAGGCTTGACCATTGAAGAGTTAAGTATTTAATTGTTAAACATAAGGCAGTAGTGGTGCGTGAGTATAGGTGCTGCCGTTAAAATATTTTATAAGATGAAAAAAGAAGAGATTCAAACTATTTTATACACAATCAAAGAAGGAGACAGTATTAAGATCAAAGTACAAGACAAAAGTGAAGAGATAAGACTGCGGGATCATGTAAGAAGAGTACAGAAATACGGATACAGGTTTTGTTTGTCTCATTTGCATGATGGAATTTTCTATCTGGAGAAGTTAGAAGAAGGGGATAAGGATAAATACTATAGAGTAATAAACAGAGGAAATGGAAAGACCGGAGTATAATAAGCTACGCAAAATGGCTAAGACTACTCCAGGTCTGATAGTGGACGAGGCGCAAAACATGATGCGTGTATCGCTATACGATAATGGGGAACTTAAGAAGGTGGTAGTAGTAATGAAATGCGATTCTTTTTTACAGTCAAAAAGTAACATAGAAAAGATAATGTTATTATCATCTTCTATAGAAGATAGAAAAAACAAAGAAAAAAATAAAACAAAATCAGAAAATGAACAGAATAACAAAAATAAGAGAAGAAATAGGAGAAAAACAGGTTGATTTAACCTTTTACGGGCGCTTTTGCAGCCTTATCGAAGGTGATAGGAAGATAATACTAAGGGCGATAAAAAACGGTCGTAAAAAAGGCGTAATCGGAGCCATTCAGCCTGGGAGACATGATAGAATTTGGACCACATGGTCTATTGCTTTTGATGATCTGAAGGTAGGGGATACGGTAGAGTTCAGTACATCTGGAAAATACAATCCCGGATTTCATGCTACGGAAAAGTATGTAGGGTGTGTAGAATGGATAAAAGGATCGGAATGTGCGATAAAAACCGGCAAGGGGATGGCGGTAGTATTAATTAAACACATAGAAAGGGTGGTAAAATAATGGATTTAAGGATGTTTATAGACCTATTTCAGGAGATTGAGGTAGAGAACTTGTTTAAAGCGTTAGATTTATGTATGGAATATGTAAGATTAGATTTACATGTGTTTAATGTAGGAGCTCATGTAACGTGTTCATACAGTAATGATCTTGAATCTCTTTCACAGGCAGAAGGTTGTAATGTGAATATGATAATAGAGGTACCCTGCTTATTCGAAGCATTCATGGAATATGCTTCACCGGAAATGAAGTTGTATTATGAAAAACTAACAGAGATAGTATAATATGAAAGAAGAAGTAGAACGGATAAAGAAGTTGGTAGGCATAGATCATAACAGATGGGAGCAACCTTGTACATGTGATAAATGCAAGAACATGTGTAAGGTTCCTTGTATTGGTACGCCAAAAGACATAGAGGCTATCATAGATGCCGGATACGCTGACAGGTTAAAAGAAACAATGTGGATGGTAGGGTATCTTGCAGTGAAAGAAAAACCAATAGCGATGATCCAGCCAACAGAGAAAGACGGGTGGTGCGCATTCCGCAGGCCGGACGGTCTCTGCGAGCTGCATGACCTCGGACTAAAGCCGACTGAAGGAGTTCTGGCTTCTTGTAAGGTGGTTGAAGAAGACGATATTCCGACATACGAAACATCCGTACTTAGAGCAGTAGCTCACGAGTGGGTTAAGGTGGAGAACTTTGCAACTATAATGAGGGTCGTTTTTAAATACTTGCATGAAAATGAACGTAGAAAATAAATTAAATAAAGTGGTTAAGATCCTAAAAGAAAAAGGATTCGTAGTATATAGAAAGGGCGGGAAGGAGCCAGGTGTATTTTATGCCAAAGAAGGTGACAGCCGGATAGGATTCGTTTATCCCAACAACGGATATATATACGACAGGATAAAAATGTGGTCTTTTTCAAGGGTATATAAACCACATAAGAAAACAGGGTCTTCGTGTTTAATGTGTGTCAGCGACGAATTTACTATAGAAAATGCGATTAAGAGCATAGAAGATAGACTGTGGGTAAATTATATAAAAGACGGTAACAGAAAACGACCAGAAGAATATAAAAATATAAGAGAATTTGTTGGTAGCTTCACTAAATTCTACAGCTCTGTAGAATTAGTTGAGGTTAAGTAGTTTTCCATGTAAGTTAGTTACCGGCACTGGTCTGCGAAGATAGGTGCCGTTTTTTTATTCAAGAAAGGAGGACAAAGATGGAGAAAAGAGACAAGAAGATGCCTTACGAGGTAGTCATACAGGAAAGAAAAAGAGTGGATTTGTACGGTAACATAGTGTATTATATCCATTGGTTTGATAAATATGGGTACAATATCACAAACGAATGGAAATTCTGGAGCAAGGGTCCGAAAAAGAAATACGATAGAGTTAATCGTTATCTAACGGATAGTTGGTTGAAGGAATACTGTGGAAATAACAATTTAAAGATAAGTAGAATAAAGGAATGAAGCCGGGAAAGTATGTTATGGTAACAAACGAGTGTAGTGCTTTGGATATTATAAAAGAAAAATTTGACAACATAAATATAGTGGAATATGGATCTGAATGAATTGTACAAAGAAATAGAAAAAGCAGAGATTGATCTGAATGCAAAAAGATTAAAGTACATCAAAGAGGCATTAGTGGAGAACGGTGGAAGTATAAAGCTAAAATTTAAAAAATGGGGAGAAGATAATAATGCGTTTGACTTTGATGATCAGTTTCCGGTGATAATAGAAATTGCTGGGATTCCTATGTTTTTAACGGAGGTGTATGTCAAAAAAAACGATTTTCGTATGGTTCTGCTGGACTATGATGATATGACTTTAGGTGATTTTGATAATACAGGGGAAAATGAACAGGTTGCTTATTTTATTAACTATTGCTTAAATCAAGACAAAGATGGGAAAGAGTAGAAAAGATTATGAGAAGTTTCTTAACTCAATATCTCCAGATAGAGACGATGAGGCATGGATCATTGGAGGAAAGAACAGGTATTGCGGTAGAGAGAATTATGGTACTATGATCAAAAGGTATGATCCTATTGGTTTTAATGTAGGATACAGGGAGTGGGTAGAACAGCCAGAGTAAGGCGGCGCCTGTCCTGCCATGAGGTCGGTCCGCCTGTTTGTGGCCAGGGTCGTATATTAGTCAGATAGTGAACGACGAAAACAATACAAATCAGCATAACTCACATCTAAAGAGATAAATCATGAAGCTATTATATTTAGTAGAGTCAGGAGAATCGAAGTTCCTTGTCTTCGACGAAATGCCTGATAAAATTAGCACAAAGTACGGAGATGATACCATTATTGGAAGAATAGGAGGTATATTCTATGATTTCCTTGCAAAGAGAAATGAGAGAAGAGAAGCTTTCGGAGGTAGAAAGTTCGATATCGTACTTGACAATGGAGAGATAGAGAAGTGTGAAGGGCAATGGTGGGATGCGGTGACAGACAGAGCAAGAGAAGAATTGGAAAAAGAGGGAAATCCACTTTCCAAAATGATGTTGATCGGTGTTTCTTCAGTAGATAGATTATCGGATTGCTATGTGTATTACGGGTTATGGGCATCCGAAAGTAAGATTGAAGAAATGATAGCTGACTACAAAGGTCGTATATATGAGTATTACGAATTTAAGGAAGATGTCATTGATAAGATAAGGCAATTATATACCTAAAATAATAGTTTATGACATTCAAAGAATTTATGCAGGAGAACGGCTATGACCTAATAACCACCTTTTGGGAGGATTTTAGTATAGCCGACAAGTATGGTATAGCAGGTGTCAAAGATACTTACAGACGTGCGTTTAACGAATGGAAAGACGATTATAAGTTCTTTACAGAATTGACGCTGGTATTGAATCATAAAATCTGGCAACATTATAAAAGCAATCGTGAACTGGCTGCATTGTATGACCGGTTATGGCGGGAAGCTGACGAGTATGCCATGAACAATTTTAAGGGAGAAGAACTTGATTATTATTACAGAATAACAGATTAGCTATGTTATATCCGTTTTCATTGACGCTTGATTTATATATACAAGCCGAATCGTTTGAAGAAGCCAAGAAATTAGCGGAAGCATACGTTCAAGATGCTTCGTTAGATACGACTGACTATCCGGAAATAGTGCAGGATGTGTTGGAAGTAGCAGAGTATGGGATTATTGATGTAGAACAATAAACAATCATGGAAGCGAAAATCAAAATAGCCGTATTATGTTTTGATGTCTCAGATATTGATATTATCACGGTAAACAACAGATTAATGGAAACACTAAAACAGAATATAGATCTTCCAGAAAAAGAAAAGTTGAGAAGATTGAAGGAAGCCAAGGGAGGGACATGGTATGACGGATGGCGCCCATACTGTATGATGTGCAACAGAAGTGACAGGATGGTTAGTGAACCTTATGGTTTTAGGTGTCCACAGTGTGGGAATATGATAGGATTTAATCTAAAGAGATTGAAGGAATCACCATTAAATAATGCTTCCAAGGAGGTTGTTTGATACAAGATGTGAAATATAATAAACAAAAAAAAATAGCGAAATGAAAGAATTTATATTTGAAGTAGAAAGAAGGGTTTATGGATGGATGAAAGATAGATTATCCATTGAAGCAGAAACACCAGAAGAGGCTTTGGAAAAGCTTAAAGAAATGGCAGAAGATGGGACCAAAAATGGATGGGATGAAAATAGGGTCGGATTAGAGAGCTCTGAATTTGACTATTATGAGGTAGAGTATCCTACTGTGGAAGAAAATAAGGGAGCTACAATTTTTATTTCACATTTAGATTCTTGTTTAGGATGGGATAATGAGGAGGAAGAAAAATGAAAGGAACGATAGTAACAGGTAGCCTAATTGTGTTCAGTGACGGATTTGTTTGGAAAAGATTATCCAACGAAAAAGCCTACAAGATATGGGTGTCGGCAGAAAATGAAGATTTTGAGTTATACAAGGTGAGGGTAGATGATGAGTCCGAGTCATTGATAGAGAGTCTTGAAGACTTGCAGGATGCCTTTAAACAAGATCATCATGTATGTATAGAAGTAAGTAAGCTACCGTATAGCATAGATTTGAATTATTTACGAAATCTGCAAGAGTTATCGGTGGAAGCTGTAGAGTATCTAACAGGACCAAAAGAATATAGCAGAGAAGAGTCATTTAACATCATTCAAGAGTGGGCTAAAGAGTTTACGGAAAAATATGAAAATTATGATTTTAATGGTTCATGTTCATACTATGATGTAATAGATGCATTTATTGATGAGAAGTTAAAAACTATTTAAAATATAAAAAAATGGAAGACAGACTTATTACAACAAAAGAAGTAGGGAATTATCGTATAAAAATATACTATGATACTGACAGTATATGTCCTTGTGAAAGTTGGGATATGGCAGCATGTTTCTTATGGGAATATAACGATTCATCCCGACTGCAAGATGTGTGCGATTGGAGAGAAGTGTTTGGTAAATACGGAGATAGACAACACTCGCTTATAGATGCACTACATAAACTTATTAGTGAATATGTTGAATGGAAAGACTTGCTGAGTTATTTTAAGAAAGGCAAGATTGACGGTTATCGACTGAGATATGATAACCATGATAAAATGTGGTATTATAAAGAAATTTTTAGCATTTCTCCATCAGATCTTTACACGTATGATTATACGTATGAATTTATAGAAGACTTAGGATGTGAAGAATTGATTCAGATTCTTTCAGACTTAGGCAAGGATATATTTGTCAAAGAATGGTCCACAACAGGATACAGTCAAGGGGATTATGTTAAAGGTATAGCTTTCTGTACAAAGGAGAGGTACACAAAAATGGTTAGTAATAATACTTCAGATTGGAAAACCCAAATTGACAAATTGATTGATGATGAAGTGAAATCCATAGGTATGTGGATGTGGGGAGATGTAAAGGGGTATGTGCTTGAAAAGAAAGTGAAATTTGTCAAGAAATACGAAGATGAATCCAGGGAGGATGAAGAGGAAGAAGAATGGGAAGAGGTTGATTCCTGTTGGGGTTGTTATATGGAAACAGACGAATTGATAGAAGAAATAATGGAAGAACATAACTTGAAAGAATAAGGAGATGGAGAGATCACGAGGGTGTATTATAAGAAAGAACACTAAAGAATTAAGAGAAAGCCTCATGTCATTAGGATATCGTTGGTTGGTGAAAGAAAAAGGAGCTAATTGCATAGTCACAAATCCAGAAATATTAAAATACATGGAATTGCAAGAAAAATCAGTAGAAGCATGGAAGGATGAAGGATGGATAGATTGTGGAGCCAATGATGATATGTTTCTGGCTATAGCAGCATTAGCAAATAATACTGACTTAGGTCAATGGCTGATAGTGACGGACGCCACAGGAGACAGGTGGGTAGAGTGCGAAGAGCCCAGGTTCAGGGGAGACGCGGGCTGTCTTACATGGCGTAAGGCTACAGTAGATGAAATTATTGAACATTTTAAAAACAGATAATTATGGGATATATATGTACAAGATGTGGTGGAACAAATGTTACCTGTGAAGCCATAGTAAATCCGAATACCGGAGAAATAATAGATTATTTTGCTGGAGCTTTCATGCATGCTATTTGCAGTGATTGTGAAAACGAGGTAGTGATATCTAATGTTGAAGGAGTCAAATATGAAATTGATTTAAGATTCCTTGAATTTGTAGAAAGAACAGGTAAGGAGCCTGAATACGTAGAATGTCAGATTGTGTGGAAGAAAACAGGAGACGATAAAAGAGTAACAATCAAACTATCGCTGAGTATCAACGATGATGATAATGATGCTGTTTTTTATTATTGTAATGGGATAGAATCGTTTCAGCAGCTTGCTGAATACGGAATGAGGGAATTTATTGTGACATATTGTTGGAGTTTCTTTTAAATAACATGCCTTATGAAAACACAAGAAGAATATGCCCGTGAGATTGACGAGATCGTTCTAAGGGATGTAGAAAGTTGCCAAAGTGATTGGTTTAATATTGATAAAGAGATATTTATGCAGACAGAGAATAAGAACAAGACATTCATCTTAGGGACCCGGAAGACCGGATGTGATCTAATTATACTTGGTGGCACTAATTGTAACGAAAGCACTATGAATTGGGTTTTCGGATGTCTTGGTAATGAAAACTTCTATGTATGCCAGCCGGTAACTTTCTATAAATCCCAGCAAGAAATTAAGAAAGTGAATCCGTTGTATGCTTTTAAGGTGGCCACTGCTTATTTCAGAGATAAGGGGGTGATCCCGGTGTTTGAAGATACCTGCTGTAAATTAATGAAATTATAAGTATAACGATTAAACCAAAATGATATGGAAACTGCAAACAAGCTAACTTATTTAAGTACAAAATTATTTACAGAAAACGAAGAAGAATACAGAATAACGGCCAGGGTATCTTTAGAGGATGATTGTCATAACAATATATGTGACTGGAGCGTAACGGCTGATATTAGACAGAAAAATCAACAAGGAACGTATGTAGAGTATATGGGAGGTTGCTGCCACGATGAGATTGCAAAACATTTTCCGGAATTGGCGAAATTCATATCGTTGCATCTTTGTAACCATTATGGTGCTCCTATGTATCCGGTGGAAAATGGCATATATCACGTTAGAAGAAGTGGTATGTCTGTGGCAATGGAGTATTTGCGTATATCAGAACAAGAATGCGTAGAATTATATAAAGCCTCTGAGGATAAGATGTATTTCAAGTATCTGCTTTTCAATCTGGGAATTGTGGATAGATGGAAACGTGAATCAGACGAGCTTCTTGTTGAACTTGAAGACCTGTGTGGCAAGAAATGGGTAAATCCATATACGCCGGAAAAAGAAAGGTTTACTTTGACATTAACAGACGAGGAACGTTTGCTTATTGAAGAGCGCATTAAAGCCGGGTATTATTCCGCAGAAAATATCGAAAAACGTAGGGAAGAGGCTCATAAGGCAGAGATGTTGAAAAAGCGTGCTGAAATTTGTGAGCGATACGATAAGAGAATCAGACAAGCAGAAGCAGAAAAGAAGATAATGCTCTGTGTGTTTGATTATGGGTTGTCTACTGATAATGCTATATATTACCCTCACTTAAATACTTTATCTTTCAACTGGAACAGTTATGGAGAAAAAATCACACAGGAAGAGTTTGATGATTTTGTGAACAAGGTGGACCGCTCTCAGTTGCCGGAAGGTATCAAGTTTGAGCTTAAATAAAATACAGGATATGGAAAGATTGAATTTCGAAACACTGTTTCGTGTCGTAAGATGGGATTACAACCGCTGCTTTAAGGATGAGTCGTTGGACAAAGATTTGTTCATGGAAAAATACGGGAAAGTTATGGGGGAACATTATTACAACAAGTTTGTCCATGAGTTTAACGGGAATATCCTGAAGATGATTGGTTACTTCAGAGGTTCCGAAAAAGAAGGGCAAGTGTTCTGCGATATGATAACCGAATGTATTGAAAAATATGAACAAAGAGGATTATATAGTAGAGGTAAGTTAAACAATTAAAAAGATACTTATATGAACAATTCAATGGTCGCTCACTTGTGGGCAAATGAAAGTCAAGAATCAGCAAATGGTAGTAACTTCTATTTTGAAGGACAAAGTATTTACTCCTATGGAAGACATTTTGAGGTCGGAAGAATCGTGCGAAACAAGCGTGGAGAAAAGGCGTATTTGATTAATGATACATATTATTCTTCTACTACAAGCAAGCATCAATATTATGTTCGTGAAGCAATACCAACTGGCTCAAAGGTATTCTATGTTGAATGTAATATATCATATTGTATCGGCAACATGCTCTTTGTTACCAATATGTTGGAATCCATTAAAGATGCTATTGAAAAATACAAAAAAGCAAGAGCCGAATTGTCCTATCGAGATATTTGGGGAACGTTTAAAAATCTGATGGATTATATTGAGTTTTTCGATATGGGGACTCCCAAGAGTCTTCTTAAAAAGAGCGCAAACGAATGGATTGGAATTAATCATGAATTATCATATAAATCAGATAAGATTAAACGTGAACATGCCCGTGAATTGAAACGTATTTTCCAGATATTGTTGAATCATCAAGCACTGGAAGTCCTTGGAACCGTTAATGTGATTGTAGATGAAGTTTGTGGTGAAGGAACTTGGTTGAAATATTGGGAAAGAGTTGAAAGACATAGAGTAAATATAGAAACAAAACAGGAAAAAAAGCGTAGGGCAAGGGAAGAAGAATTAGACAAATTTCGTAAGGATTTTTATGAAAGATTAGAAAAATGGAAGTCAGGAGAACTTAATTTCTTGCATTCATATTATTTTATTGATATTGCTGACGTAAATGCTTGGATGCGTATAAAAGAAGGAATTATTGAAACAAGCAAACAAATAAGAATTGGGATAGAAGAAGCCAGAAGGATGTGGCAGGTGGTGTCGCTGTTGCACCGGGGAGGCCAGTTCCGGCATGGCCTGGTAGAGGATGTGAATGGCAATAAGTGGAGCATAAACCGGTATGAAAACGATATACTGACAGCCGGGTGTCATCGTATTGCGTATAGCGAAATGGAAAGTATTGCAAAACAACTGGGATGGGCGTAAGTAACCCATCCTATTTTATAACAATTAAAAACGAAAAGATATGAAAAATTCAATTGTTGTTCCGTTTGATTTAAATACGGCGAGAAAAATTAAAAGTGGAGAAATAGAAGGTTCGGTGTTAATTAATAATATTGAAATAGAATTTGTATATGAGTCGAAAGACTGTGCAGGTCCTTATAATTTACTTTTTGTAAGAAAAGATGAATATGGAATAAGCGCTATATATGCTAACACAGAAGGTTGTGCTCTTGGCGATACCACTCTGGAATTGAGGGTAGAGGCTGGAGCGTATTTTAAGGAAGGAGATATATTAACAAGCACTAAAGGATGTCAATTCATATATGATGGACTTATTACCGAAGGGGCAATGGGAAGTATATGCGGAATGACAACATATGGAGATATTGAGTTTGATCGTTGCACATTATGGACTGATGTGTATGACAGAGATAAAAATCGGAATGTAAGAAAGGCTATAGAAGAAGAGAAGAAATTTTTAGCAGAAAAGATTATAAAAGCCGAAGACAGTAGAAAAATAAATATAATAAAAAGATATTTAAGTGAATATGAGTATCTATTAGATGAGATGCCGAAACATGACTTCAAACCATTTGAACGAGTGCTGGTGAGAAGAACTAACCAAGAGAGGTGGAAATTGCATTTATTCTCCAGAGGATCAGGAACATATGACGAATATGAATGTTTGGGAGGCGTAACATTTAGTCAGTGTATCCCATACGAAGGGAACGAACATCTTTTAGGAACTAACAAAAATTTTTAGGAACTAAGGTGATTATACACCATTTTATATCAAAAATGAAAAACAATATACATTTGTATGAAACTTCATACTGGGTATCACCAATACCCTCTACCGGTTGCTCGAAAGTGAGATCACCGGATTCTTTTACTAAACAAAACGTTTTTGATTTTACTTACCCAACGAATATTTTTTTTAGGGTAAAACCTTATATCAAAGACCTCTTTTACCCAACCGTCTTGTCCGAAACAAGGGACTATATGATTCGATTGAGTAAAACAAAGTTAGAGAAGAAAAATATGAAATTAAATAACATCCGTATGTTTTATAACATAGCCAGTATAAAATGATATATAAAGTAAAAATAAAAGACAACACAAAAACTCCATTTGAATATGTTTTTGACATAGAGGCGTTTGAAAATGGCAGAGAATTTATTTTCAAGCCAGGAGTGAATGTGATTATAGGGAAAAACGGTAGTGGAAAATCAACTTTACTTAACATCATATCAATGTATGCGTTATGTGATAAGTCCATGTGCTCTGAAATGCCGGATGAGGCGCTGGATTTTCCACCTATATTTGATGATGATGACAAGGTTCTTGATGGGATTGATATATCATCCGATTATATAGGGAAAGTATTCCGTTTATTGCCGTCAACGGAGACAAATCGAGATAGTGTATTAAAAAACATCAGCAATTTCGATTTGTATGCGAATAGTATTCAAAAATCTTATGGGGAAAAAGTGGTGTTATCACTGGAATCGCTTTTCAATTTAATGTTCAGCCAAAAGGATTATGCGTTTCCAATGCAAGATCTTGCAGAATACAAGAAAAAATCAAATGCGTTTTGGATTAAAAGAATTGACAACCTGTTGAAGTATTATAGAAGGAACTGCATAACATTAACAGAAAGCAGTTTTGAGTACACGGTTCTCATGGATGAGCCAGACAGGAACCTTGACATTGACAACATAATGCAGATTCACAATGTATTGTCATTTCATAAACCACAAACACAAATTATAGCCATAATACACAATCCGGCATTGATTTACAAATTAAGCAAATTAGATTGTGTGAATTTCATAGAGATGACAGAAGGGTATCTAAAGGATATTACCAATTTTATAAACGAAACAAATAAATGAAAGATCATGAGAAAAGAACTGAAAATGATAGGATCAAAAGATCGACACATATTCATAGCGACATTCATTCGTTTTGGATTTAGGGATGGGTATAAAGGATCCGTAGAGACAATACTTTTGCAAGACGTGTTACTCGATGGTAAAGTGGTAACAGACCATTTGTGGTTTGATTTGACAAAAGGATTCAAAAGCGCCGATTTGTCACCAGGCGATGTGGTTGAGTTCTGCGCAAGGGTTAGTGTTTACGAGAAAGGATATAAAGGATACAGGAATGACGTATTTGATAGACCGATAGAAAAGGATTATCGATTGTCAAGACCAACAAAGATTAAGAAGATTGGGAAAAAATCAATATAACATAAATAAAATCACTTATCGCAATGGCTTATTTTGTCTTAATGGGAAGAAGAATCCCAAAACAAGCCGTAACAGGCTTCAAGTTTCAAAATGAAACAGATAACATTCGTCCTTTCCTGTCAATCAGGATAAGAGGGAAGGAGGAAATTATACCCCTTAAAGATAAAAGAGAAATACTGTCCGTGAAAGCACATCTGTGCTCTGTCTTCTCCGGGTTTGTGAAAATAGGCGACTGGTATCTCAAGATGTCGGAAGTTAAGGAATATAAGCCGGTGACTGCCGAAGACATGAACCCCTACATCTTGTTTAAGACATCTAAGTTCGGAAATATAAAAGTTCGTTTTCCGAAAGATGAAGATATGAATGCGGAATTGTTGGTGCTAGATCAACTTTTTGACGTAGAATGAATTAGTAAGGTAATTATATACCTAAAATAATATAAAGAGATATGAGCAAATACAGAACAAAAGCCGGAATAGAATGCACGGAAGAAGAATGCAAGCTAATTGATTCATTTAAGAGGCTTGCCAAAAAATGGAAGAAAGATGGAAAACGATTGTGGATATATTCAGCAAGCGGAACATTACATGTAATGATGCATGGAGATACAAACTATAATCCCACACCGGAATTTACGCAATATGGAGGCAGTAACATTGAAAATAGTATAACCATCATTGATGGAATACCAAATGATGGCGGAGATTGGTAATAATATTCATTTTTAAAAGTTAGAGTTATGAAAAAAGATTTAACAGACAAAGAAAAAGAGGAAAGAATGAATTACCTTACCATCCATAAATGTAAAAACGAGGATGAACGTAAAGAGTTAAAAGAATTATGTGATTGGTATTTTAAGGATACTCCTACGTTAACTATGTCTTTTTCTTTAACAGAAGAAGATCTTTCGGGTAACAATGGAAGGGGACGTGGAGTTGTCGGCGGTAGTCGGAGCTGTGAAGCGTCAACACCTTAAGAAGAAAATTTGAAAGGTTATGACTGACAGAGAACTTCTTGAAGAAAACAATAAGATGTTAAAGGAAATTCTAAGTTTTGTGAGAAAAGTTGATTCTGTTGAATACAGGGATCATCAAGACTTTATGGAATTTCTGAGGAATGTGGCAGCCGATATATGGGTGGAATATACGGAGCCTGAACAAAGAAGTAAGTTGTTTAATCTAATGAATAAAAAAAAATGAAAACAGTTTTTGATTTAAGCAGAGATGAGATTGTGGCATTGACAGACGAAGAGATAAGTCTGTATATAGACAAAGAACTTGCTGGTAAAGGTATTCCAATTGAAGCTAAGAACTGGAACAAAAAGAAGGAAAAGGAAGTTGTGTACCCGGATTGCGGGGTTCCGATATTTGTCATTAAAGACATAGGTGTAGGATTTAGAAAGATAGAGGACGCTACAGAGGTGGCGAATTTACTGGTCAGGTCCAGGGCTTTTAAGGTGGATTCAAAGTATTTAAACCGATCTTATGAGAGGTTAAACGTCATAAACGAGGGCGTCGTGCCGGCAGTAGAGGGTTGCGTAGGATACACCAATGAAGAATTTGAAAGAGTTGACAAAGAAAACAATGATCCTGAATCAGCAAAAATAGGATCATTTAATAAGACGGTAGAGGAAGCCAACAATATAAGAAGCCGAGTGTTGAAATACGTGGACAAGATAAAACGGGAGCGTGCGTACAACATCGACCTTTGCATGACTTTCGAGAGATATGTTGAGATAGCAGATAAAGATGCGGAGCGGGCTATGGCTTTCTTGAAAGAAGCCTACCCGTTTAATGAAGAAACAGAAGTCTTTATCAGGAAAAGATACAATATGTCTATCGATGTTGACCCGGAAGAAAATTAATTTATATTAAATCATTTTGTTTCTTATTAAGCAACAAAAGACATATCTTTGTCCGAAAAAAAACAGAATGGAAGAAAAAGAGATAAAAGAAGCTATGATTGAAGCCCTGACGCACTTAGAGGGGTGTAAGTATTTCGTAGCCACGATAGTAAATGAAGAGGAAAGAAGATTTGATATGAGCCTAAGAATGTCACAGCATCAATTGGCGTTAATTATAAAAGGCATCTTATCTAATAATGAGATGATGATGATGGACGTTTTGCAGTGGTGTTCTGAAAGATTTAAAAACAGTATAGAAAAAGGAAAGAAATCAACTAATTAAATATTAATACAATGAATCGCTGGTTTGAAATTACGGTAAAAGCCGAAATAGACAATGTTGAAAACGGCAAGAAAAAGAAAGTAACTGAAAAGTATTTAGTGGATGCCTTGTCTTACACAGAGGCAGAATCAAGATCGTTGGAGATCTTCAAGGATTTGTACAATTCTTTCGAGGTTGTAAAAATTAATCCTATTAAAGTGTCGGAAATCTTCTTCAACGGAGAAGCTGAGTACTGGTATAAGTGTAAGGTGAATTACATTACACTGGATGAAAAGAAAGGTAAAGAAAAGAAAACACCATGCTATATGTATGTCCAGGCCGGCAATCCTAAAGACGCCGAAGCTGTGTTGACTAAAGGTATGCAGGGCACGTTAGGAGACTGGAATTGCGAGTCTATTGCGGAAACGAAAATCATTGAAGTGTTTAAATACGATCTGCAAAAAGGCGTAGAAAAATTGGGAGAAAAGAAAACTGATGAGTGATGTTGTTTCCCGTGTAGCACTTGCGACGGCAATTGTATTATTGGTAGTGGCAGGTGCTACTTTGCTGATAGTGATTAAGACAGAAGAGGTGCCAAGATGGTTAATGAACTTACCATATACGTTATCTTTAACGGCGGTATCCTTTTCAATTATATCACTTGTATCGAAATATAAAAAGTGGAAAAGAAATTATACGTCTGCAAAAGATGTGGACGAAAAGTGATGATAAGAAGTCATGGCTTATGCCAGGCTTGCAGGAGCAAAGAGTTGACTCCGAAGAAAAAAGACAGAATTACATCCATTAAAAACAGCAGCAAGAAGAAAAAGTTAGAGAACCCGGATTTATCCGGGTTTTTTCGTCTTATGTTGGAGGAGTTGAGTAGTATTCGAATGTCTATGACTGGTAAGGCTATTCATTTTCCTACAGTATGTAACGTATGTCACATACTTCCGAAAAGGATATATAAGTCGGTTGCTACTTGCAGGGATAATATAGTTTTCCTTCATGAATCAGAGCATACGGTATTCGACATGTATCTTGACCGGATGGAATTTGATAAACTTGAAACAGAATTTCCTTTTGTGTGGAAGTATGCGGTAAAGAAGGTACTGGATATGGAAAGCAGAGGAATGATCAAGGAAAGAGGTAGGTTGATTATTGAAATAATTGATAGGTATGATAGAAGAAAAGATTAAAATATTAATAGATTTAGGGTTTGTACCTATGGTGGAAGGAGAAGGAAATACGTTGTTTAGAATGAACGACGTTGTGATGTCAGTATCAGATCCTAACCAAACACCAGAGCAGTTGAAGAAGGAGGTTATGTCTTTAATAAAGAACAGAGACATAGCAGAAAGAGGCGGACAGGTTCCAGTAGTTGAAGAGCCGGCGCCTGAGCCAGAGCCGGTCCAGAAGGAGGAACCGGAAGCTCAGGCGGAGGAAGCCGCTCCTAACCCTGGAGAAGAAGATTCGAATCCGTTTACAGAAAATCAGGAAACATTAGAGCCGTTTTATATCTGTGATGAGTTAAAGAAGATTGAGACTCCCAAATTCGTAAGATTGACATTAGACGATAATCGTTTTTATGTAAGAAAGATGGATGATGGGACGGCTAAGATATATGCTTCGGTAACAACTTTAATCAAAGATGGGTATGTAGATGATAAGACAGCACTTCAGGAATGGAAGCAAGAGATAAAGATGCTTGGTCGCAATCCAGAAGAGGTAGCGCAGTATGAAGCCGATAAGGGAACGATCATGCACTACTTATACGGATTGTACCTAACAGGTAGAGATATGGTCTTAAATCGAAGCTTTGTGGTTAAGACAGTGCAAGAAGGCAAGCTGAAGATATCTAAGAAAAATCTTGATCGGTTCTTTAATAGCATAGATGATCTTGACGATATGATTGTCAGGGTCATGAAGTTTGCCAAATTCTGTTCTGATTACAAGGTGAAACCGATGATGATAGAAAGAATCCTTTCTTTAGAGGATTACCTTGTAGCAACACCTATTGATGCGATGGTTAAAATGACATTCAAATACAAAGAAGAAGGTTATTTTGGAGCCGTGTATCAAAGGGCTACCGGACAGTTCAAAAAAGGTGATCCGAAGAAGGAAGTAAGAGAAGTGGAAAAAGAAGAAGTGGTCATTCTTGACTTTAAATCGGGAGGAATATGGGAATCATATGCATTCCAATTGGAAGCTGAAAGAAGAATGGTTAAAGCATGGTATGGCATTGATGCACGTATTATGAACTTTTCTCCAAAAAGCACGAGCAGTAAAGGATATACGCTGAAAGAATGGACAGAAGACAGTGTAGCACTTGAAAAGGCGGACTGTGTGTTCCAACAAGGTATGTTGAATCACCTTAGAAAAGATAAGAAGTTTAAAGTGAGAAAAGGAGTGCTGAATATCAATAAGCCGTACAATGAAGAGGATCATATTGTCGTATATGATATTGCTGAGGAAATGTCTAAAAGATTCGTAATATGAGTGATATTGTTATTCCTAAAGGAGATTATGTGGAAATCGTAAAACCGATATGTATCAATCCTTTTGGTAATTGTTTTATTAACATCAAAAGGGGTTCAAGATTAAGATTATCGAAAGATTTGAAAATAGGGGATAAGTATGCAATATGCATACTCACATCTTACGAGAAATATGGCAAGACTGTTAATGTGACAATGCCTATACTGGTTAGAAACACAAGAATAGTATGAAAAGAAAAATTAGAAGAACCGGGGAGATAATAGACGTAATCACCTTCAGCGGCTCAACTACAAGAAACGACTATGACCAAATACAATTCTATGACAGCAACGGAAGTGTGATAAATGAGAGTTTAAATTATTATCTCGATACCCTTCCTGTGGATGATGAAAACAAAGACGTAGATTGGGAACAACGTAGATTCGATCTTGTTAAGGCTTATTCTATTGAGTTCATTAAAATGCAAGATAGAAAAGGAGAAATAGATTGCGGAGTATATGTACCAGATGTGGTATCATGGTCTATAACTATAGCAGATAGAATCATAGAAGCAATGAAAGGAGTTAAAAATGCTTGATTTCAGAAGATACGAAAACGTACCTCGGTTTCAACTTGACCGCAGGCCCGGCAGGAGCCGACTAAAGCTGACCTGCCCGGCTTGCGGGAAAAGCCGGTGCCTCACTCCTTATATTGATGTGGCAACAGGTCAGGTTGTTGGCAACGAGTTCGGAAGATGCGATCATGAACGGACTTGCGGTTACGATAAACGACCTACTGGTAAGGATGTAGGCGACAAAGATCTTTGGATTTCTGGAAATAAGTGTATAAGAGCTTATCGTCCTCCTGTAAATCCTGACGTTGTAAATTACATACCTTTTAGCGAGTTTGAGAGGACTGTGGTTCCAGACGATAGAAACACCGTATTTAGATTTTTATCGTCTCTATGGGGAAAAGAAAGGGTATCCGATGTGTTCAGAAGGTATCATGTCGGAACAATGGATTTATGGGGATGGAAAGGGTGTTGTATATTCTGGCAGATAGATAAGGACTTTGTATGTAGAACCGGCAAGATCATGGACTTTTATATAAAGACCGACAGCCAGGGGAATGAGATTGATGTAAAAAGAGTGAAGGAAAAAGACGGTGACAATGAGCGGCCTCATGTTATGTTTTATCACTCGTTGCATGCAAGAGACTTCTTGTTTAGGCAATGCCTGTTCGGAGAGCATCTTCTAAGCCAGTATCCTGATAAGGTGGTTAATTTGGTGGAATCAGAAAAGACGGCTATTATATGCGCTGTGAATAAACCAGATGAATTATTTGTGGCCACCGGAGGGTTGCAGAATCTAAGGCCGGAAGTGATAGATGTTTTAAAAGATAGAAAGACTGTAGCTTTTCCGGACAAAGGACAAGCATTTGAGACATGGAGTAAAAAGATAGATGGGATGATGATGAAGTCAAGGATAAAAGTATCAGACTATCTTCAAAATGTTGAAAATGTAGGAGACGGAGATGATGTGGCAGATTTGATAATTAATAACAAGGTAAAAGAGAAATATTATGAGCCTGGACGTTTATATTAAGAGCAAGAAGAAAGAAGAGGATCGTAAATGGGTTGCAAACATCACCCACAACATGAACAAGATGGCACAAAAAATATTCGTATCAGAAAACAAAGAAACACTATACGATTATATTTGGAGACCAGAAGAATTGTATAAAGAAATATATACCAATGAGATGAAGAATGTACTTACAAAAGGTATATGTATTATGATCTCTAAGAGAAAAAGTCTTTTGAGATACGAGCCGGAAAACGGATGGGGGTCTTATGATTCATTTCTTAAGTTTCTTATCAAATACAAAGAGGCGTGTGAAGATAATCCAGGTTATATAATTGAAGCAAGCAGATAATATGGAAAATTACAAAAACACTTTAAACGAGGTAGTGGTGATCGAATCGTCACCAGAAACGTATTTTGTTTACGCTATTCGTAATGCTATTCGTATCTCTAAATGTGCGTATCCTACAGCCAAGAAAGTAATTTTCAAAAGAGAGGACGTAGAGGTGGAGATCTCGGAAATGGAAACTGAAAGCAGTTTGTATGAAAAGTTTAAAGAGAAACAAAAGGATAGAGTATGGAACTCAATGTGCGGCAACAACGGATTTTAAGAGGCGAAATTTGCCCTTATTGCGGAAGAGAAACCGAGTTGGTCAATGCCGATAAAATATATAGCAGAAAAGGCTTAGGGATGGTTATGATGTGTAAACCATGCAATGCTTATGTCGGTGTTCATGAATCAGGGCCGAATAAGGGAAAAGCTAAAGGCCGGCTTGCGGGGCCATCACTGAGGTCTCTTAAGATAAGAGTCCATGCCGAACTTGACAGACTATGGTCTACGCCGGAGGAACGGAAAAGGATGTATAAAGATTTATCTGAATTTCTCGCTATACCGGAAGAGTACACACATATAGGTATGTTTGGCGAGAAGACGATGGGAAAAGTCTTTCAGTTCTGTCATGTAAACAAAGAGCGATCAGGTTCGAGAATAGAATGGCATAAACCTGGAGATAAGTGCCCTAATAAGAACAACCAAATAGTGTCAGGCAGTAGCGCATGTAGAGGATGTCCTGAGTATCTTCATGATGAGAAATACGGGTATGTCTGGTGTGATCCTGATATGAGCTACGGCAGGTTGAAATAGGGCGTGAATTGCCTATCTTTGTGCTATTATTAATCAAAAAAAAATATAAGCACATGGGTAGATCGACAGAGTACTACAGGACTCATCCCGAAGCCAGGAAGAAAAAGGCTAAAAAGGACAAGGAGATAAATGCCAGACCGGAACAGAAAGCCAAACGCCGAGAGCTTGGTCGTAAAAACTACGAAACGGACAAGAAGAAGGGCAAGGGCTGGAGAAAAGGCAAGGATTGTTCTCATACCAAGAACGGTCTTAGGTATAAATCAGTAAAAGCTAATAGGGGATCCAAATCGGATACAAAAGGTGACAAAAATGCACGAGGAGATAGCAAATAGGATAGATATAAGAAGGATATTCAAAACCTCTAAACAGGTTATGGAAGAGGCGTATGAGAATATCTTGAAATACAGGCGGGGAGAGCTTATCCCCGCTAAAACCGGATACGATTATATTGACGAGGCTTTGCTTGGAGGTATTTTTCCTCAGCACGCTATTGCCATAGGAGCCCGGCCATCTGTAGGTAAATCGTATGTGGCCCAAAAGATATTGGAAAATGTGATGAATCCGATGATCAACCCGCAAGCAGAAGATTATTTTCTTGTCAATTGCGAGTTCGAAATGAATCCTCAAGATCTTCTTCTTCGCAGAATGAGTCAGGATATGAAAAAGCGGGCTCCTGAAATATTAAGAAGGCAAGATTCTAATACAGTAGAAGAGATGAGGATGTTTGAAATCCTTCAAGGTGAAATCAGGAATAATATAATATACATCGATGCTCCGTGTACGGTAAAAGAGTTTGAGGCGGCTGTGTATCATATAGCTACCAAACACAAAGACAAACGTCTTATAATATTTAAAGTCGATCATATTGCTTTGATAAAAAGAATGGGGTTAGATCCTAAGTCGGCTATAGATGATTTGGTGGCGGTTATGAATGAGGCTAAATTAGTATATAAAAACATATTTTTCCTCATCATATCCCAATTCAACAGAGAGATAGAAGGAAGGATAAAAAGCCCTCAAGAGCAGCCTCCGCGTCTTTCTGATTTTTACCAATCTGATACGCTGGGTCAGTTATGTACGTTAATGATAGGCTTGCACAATCCTCGTAGGTACGGGCTGGATAAGTATATGATATTTGGGAAAGATTGGTATCAGACTCTTGATAGGTTTAAAACTGAAAACAAAACATCATTCAGGACTGCCGGACTGGTGTTTCATCATATACTGAAGGTACGGCAAGTTAGTATGGAAGAGCTTACTAATACAATCCACCCGGAGATCCTGCCGGGGCATGGATGGATGTACGGGGAGGGCGGGACGAAGTTCGTGAACCCCAACCAGCCGCCGACGCCGCCCAAGCTCTATACTGTGGAAGACGTTACGGACAATCAGGAACAAGAACAAGAGGTAAAGGAAGAACAGTCATTGTATTAAAAAAAAATAAGAACCATGAGACTAACAGTAGAAGAAAACGAATACCTGATAAGTAAGTTCCTTTTGGTTCTTACTGAATTTGCAGGGGATGAAAGAGAGATGTTTTTAATCAACTCCATACATGATAAGGCGGTGGCGGATATGAATTATCGTCTTCCGTCTTTAATAAGCAGAGAACGCAAAAGACGAGTCATTGAGCTCCTTAAAGAAGGAACCAGAATAATCAAGGACTTTTCCGGCTATGCAGGTGATATGGGTATGATTAACGAATACGATCGTCTAAAGAAAGAAATAGGAACCGTCCAAGACCAGCTTGGTGACGTAGAAGGTCAACTTCGGGCAGCAGGAGAAGTTATTAAAAAAGAACTTGATATGATTGCTGACCGAATCAAAGAAGATCTTCTTGACCGAGAGCTGGCTAAAAGTAATGCCGAGGCCGAAAGAAAAGCCAAAGTAGATCCGAGATACGAAGTAGCTTTAGGTGATTACAAGGAGATGCTGGAAGTGATTTTTACAACCAGAAACAAGTATTCTACGGTAGATTCTGTGCATGACGATCTTCGACAGTCGGTATCTACCGGTAGAAATTCGATTATTAAAGAGGGGTACAACAGTTAAAAACAAGGAGGGAATATGGAAAAGAAGGAATTTAAAGTAGGAGAAACGTTTACTGCCGGACTTGTGAGATTAAAATGTGTGGAACCTACGGCGCCAGATGCAGGATGTGAAGGATGTATATTTAATTACTTTACATGCGGGGCAGTGGATGTGATTGCAGGTCCGTGTAGTCACGCGGAGAGGGAGGACAACAAGAATGTTATTTTTATTAAAGCTGATTAGGCATGTACATCAATTTCAGACAACTTGCAGCATCAGACATGACGCCTAATGATCTTGCTAATCTTCTTGCCATAAGACAGAAGGATACGGTTATGATCGAAGCCATGCCGGAAGAAGACGCTGGAAGATATATAGAGCTTGGCCTGGTTGAGAAATTAAAATCAGGCGTGATGAGATTAACCAACAAAGGAACGTCTTTTATGAATTATATAGAGACACCGGAGATGACAGACGAGGTTCTGGAAACGTTGAAGATTATGATAGGAATGTACGAATCATATTCAAAAGACATAGGTGTCAGTAGAAAAGAGGCGGAATCCAGATTGTGTTGGTTTATGGGTAACACCTCATTTAAGAAAGAAGTCATACTTCAAGTAACGGAATCTTATATAGCAGAGTCAGGAGATTACACAATGAGCTTATGTAACTTCATATGGAAACCTCCTTCTCAGGCTTTTTCAGTCCATATGAACCTTAAAAACTCAAAGCTCTTTGACCTAATAGCTGAAAAATTTAAGATCGCTACCGAGCCTTATTTGGAGCCTAAGAAGAATAAGGAAATGGATTGGTTGTTTGCCGTATCTAAATTGCCTACGCCGCCGGCTAAAGGCAATCCGGATTATTTGTTTACCGGAAGTTCGGAAACAGACAAAGAGAGGCTTAAGAATATCAAAACATACTTATTTAATAAAATCAGAAAACAATGGAAAAGGTAGATATTAGAAAGAGAGTAGAAGAATTAATCCTTGAAAATATTTTGATGGTAGATGCAGAGGATTTGAAAAAGGACGATGTGACTTTCGATTATCTGGCGTTTGATTTTTTTAAAAAGATCGATTTAATAATGGCAGTAGAAAAAGAGTTCGGAATCCTTATCTATGATGAGGAAGAAGAGAAGTTGGGGTTTGTTAATGATCTTGTTGAGCTTATTTACCGGAAGAACAATGAAAGAAGATAACGGATTTGATATAAAGGTTGCGATATTCGCTTTTATTGCAACGGTGTTGTTTATCACATTAGCAACCAGATATGTATTGTTTATTATATGGATTTTGGAGAAGATTTAGAACCGGAAGAATTAACTGATCATTATGATCAATGTTATAGTTTGGATACAGAAACAGAAGAAGAGGAGGAAGAAGAATATGACTGATGAAGAGTTTGCATTAGAGAATAAGGAAGTGAAGTTTATTCCCAAAAAGAGAATATCGTACCTCAATCCAGGAGATAGAGTGTGGATCGTCTCGTCCGACGGCTACCTGCTACACACAGACGTCGTTCGGCGGGACCGGGGCCGATCTTATGTGGATATAGACGGGATACTGTATTGGAAACGAGGGTTGGATGGCAAACATCGTAATCGTAATAACTACATGCAATTCGCCATGACGCCGGAGGACGGCAAGAAGTATGTTGTATATTACCCGGAAGGATTTAAAGACGATAGCTTATGATGGTCCCAGAAACGCATTTGCTATATAAGGAGTTTAATGGTGTGAAACGTCTTGCCATATCTTATTCCCAGATAGATACGTTTCTTACTTGTCCAATGAAATGGTATAAGACTTATGTGGAAGGTAAAAGGTCTACAGAAAAACAAGAAGCTACGTCTTATGGAACGGTTATTCATAAGACACTGGAATACTTCTTCAAGAACGGAAGGCAGCCTTCTGGCAAAGACCTTGGAGAAGCGATAAGTTATTACTCCTATCAAGAAGACATACCTTGGCAATCACCGGAAAATATGATGATAGCCATGAAACAATCCGGAGAACTTCTTGCCTGGATTGTGGATCTATTTAAAAAAGACGGGAATAGGTTTATGATAGCTGATAGTGATCTTAATCCCTGCGAGAAACTTATCAGACACGGCGCTATAGTTGGAGTCGAAGAGGATTTTGTGCTACCGTACCGCCTTCCTAAGCCTGTCGATATAAATGGTACCGTTCATAGTAGGATCGGTAGACCTTCATCTGGCTATAAAAAGCAAGAACGTAATTCATCATTATGTCATAGATTGGAAATCAGGGAATAAGGTTTTTGATTCTAAGAAGTTGGAAACAAATTTACAGCATCCTATATATTCGTTTTACATCTATAGAAAATATGGTGGGGTTCTACCAGATATGAACATCTATTTCTTTACCAGGACCAGACAGTACCAAAAGGTTAAGGTAGATGAGGAACGTAAAACAAAATCTATAGAGATGCTAAATGACACTTTGTCTAAAATGTATGATTTTGAAGATAATAGTGTAAAATCATTTCAAGCGTACATCCAGGGAGCAGAAGGAGCCAGGTATAGCAAGCGGCGTGCCACCCTAAGCCAGCCTGTTTCGCAAAACAAGCTGCCCTGCCCGTCAGCACTGTGTTATTATTGTGACTTTGGATTACATAACAAAAACGAATGCCCTTTCTCTTCAGATTGGGATCCGTCTAAAAAAATAAAGCGATGAAATACGAGGATGTTCAAAAGTTAAGAACAAAATACCGGCAAGATCCGGAGGTTATAAACGTAGAATACATGAGAGACGTTGCTGTAAGAAGCGGGAATTTTAAGAAAGCATTTGAGCTTCAGGAAAGACTGGAAGATATATGGTTTAACTACTTAAAATAAATCCAATGAAAGAAGCATTGATAGCAGGGGCAGCGGTCTTTTTATTATCATACCTGTTTGTAACGGCTCTTATAAAAATAAGCAGGGCTATAGATAGGTATAAGATGAAGAAGAAAACCGACAGAATAAAAGTTGGACAACGGTATGAATCCAGAACCTACTTCATGGATCCGTTTGAAAGGGGAAAACATATTGTTAGGATACTGGATATAGAAGAAGGATATGCGCTATATAAATATGAAAATGGTTCAGATACGCTGTATTCTATAGCGCTTGAAGATATTGCAAGAAGATGGATTTTATTAACTAATTAAAAAAAAATATCATGGAAAAGATTGAAATCAAAAAAGCGAAAAGTATCAAGGAAAGACTGGATGACTTCTATAAAAGCAAAGGGAAGGAGTTATGGCTTTATAGTGGTCATTACGAAGATAATAATCTAACTATAAAAGTTGAAAAATTGACTGTATTGTGTGAAACAGAAGCTGAGTATTGCGCTTTATCCGAGGCAGATGATAAAGATTTTATTCCTGTAGCCAAAGAACCAGAGTTTGATTATTGTTGTGCATACACGATAGGAGATGCAAATACTATATCGTATCCCGATTATGTAGAATGTAATATATGTATTGATGAAGACGATATAGAGCTGGCAAGGAAAATAATGGTAGAAGAAATAAAATTTTACGCACAGAATTATAATATTGATTGCAGTGGGCTTTGAACTTAGACCTTACCAAAAAGAGGCAGTAGATGCCGGGCTTAAGTTTCTTACAGGAAGATCTAAGAAGCCTGGCATAGAGGTATTACCGTGCGCGGCTGGAAAGTCTTTAATAATTAGCAAGATAGCTCATGAATTAAAAAGACCTATTCTTGTATTACAACCATCTAAAGAGATTCTGGAGCAGAATTATGCGAAGGCCGTATCATTCGGTTCTGAGCCTACTATATATTCTGCTTCATGTAAAAAAAAAGAGTTATCGGCTATGACCTATGCTACACTTAAAAGTATAAAGAAAGACGTAGCAAGGTTGAAAGACATAGGGATAGACACGTTATTGATAGATGAGGTGCATAGCGGGTATTCTCCTGAAGAAGGTTCTGAATTTATGGAGTTTATGAACGAGTTCCCAGAGGCGAAGGTGCTGGGCTTCACCGCCACTCCCTGCCGCCTCCGAACCTACAGTTCCATGCTGGAAGGAAACTATAGCAAGCTCAATATGCTGACGAAAGACGAGCATAACTTCTTCAAGAAAATAGTTCATGTGACTCAAATACAAGAACTAACCTCTCAAGGGTTTTGGTGTCCACTTAAGTACGAACGATGGTCGTTTGATGAATCGGCTCTGATGTTAAACAGCACTGGAGCCGAATACACCAACGAATCTATTAAAGAAAGTATTGTACGAAACGGCTTAAACAACTCTATCTACAAGCGCCTTCTTCAACTTATGAACGAGCGTAAAGCCATTTTGGTTTGCATGGATTCTATCGAATCATGTAATAGAATATCAGAGTTCATGAATGCCAGGATGGGAGCCATAACCGGTGTCGTAACATCGCTAACAACCAAAAAGAAAAGAGAGCAAATCATATCAGATTTCAAAGAAGGTAAGTTGAAGGTGGTTTTTAATTATTCAACGCTTGCCACCGGATTTGATTTTCCTGAACTTGATTGTGTGATGTTTGGTCGACCGACTTTCTCATATTCAACGTATTACCAAATATTAGGCCGCGCCGTCCGCATCCATCCTGACAAGAAAGAGGCGCTGATTATTGATTGCTGCGACAACATGAGGCGTTTCGGTCGGATAGAAGACTTGACAATCGAGCAATTCCCTTCTAAGGGCTGGTGTATGTTTGCCGGAGATCAACTTCTGTCCAATATAAGGATGGGTGATATTATTACCAAAGACGAGATCCTTCGCCGGGCAGCCTCGCTTAAATCTGTGAATGGAGATGGTAGGAGAGAAGACGATCTTGACAGTATAATAATGTGGTTTGGAAAATATGAAGGAATTAGATTCAAGGACATACCGGTGTCGTATTTTAGGTTCCTGGCTGAGAATATGGCGGTAAAACCAGGAGATAGAAAAGAAAAGATTATCGAATACTATAATAGAATAAAAGCATGAACAGCAAAAGACGTAAGAAAATAGAGGATATTATTTCCAATTTGGAAAAGCATAAAACAGATCTTGAGTTTATCAAATCAAAGCTGTCAGAGGTTAGGCATAATCTGGATTCAGCCAAGGATGATGTTGATATGATTTTAGACGAAGAGACGGAAGCAAGAGATAATATGCCGGAGTCGTTACAAGATACAGAAAGATATTATCAATCAGATGAGGCTGTAGCTAATATGGAGGCGGTTGTTGATGATATAGAAAGTATTGTAGGGGATTTAGAGAATGCGGTTTCAACCATTGATGATAAAATCAATGACATAGAAACTGGTATTATAGGGAATTTAGAGGCAGCCATAGGCGCATAACGTAAAAATATAATCATAAAATTTAACACAATATATTTGTATAGATATAATACGATACATATTTTTATATCGTATTATTTTTTATGTGTTATATTTTATGAAAACAAATGTTACAATGGTATCAAAAGACCGAGAATTATTTGGCGTAATAATTAAGCAGGACACTAAAACTTCGTTTATGTCCTTAACAGACCTTCAGGAAGCCTATACGAAGAAGAGGGTTGAGATGGGGTGGAATGAAAAGAGAATAGAGAATATCCTATCTAATAAGGAGAGTGCGGAACGTGTTTACTATATCCTTGAAAAACAAGGATATAAGATAGAATCAGGATTTCCTGGTTTTATACAATCTGTTGAAAAAGAGTCACTTATAAAAGTGATGAAAAAAATGGGAGCTTATAAGACAATGGGTAGAGGAGAGAATAGGAGAACTATGTGTAATCCATATATATGGGTGCTTGTAGCTATGGAACTAAACCCTATGTTGTATGCTGAGGTTGTTACGTGGTTAACAGATAAGCTTATCTTAAACCGAATAGAGGCAGGTGATAAATACAATGTCTTGTCAAGAGCTATATCAAGATTTCCGGATGCCGATTACTCCAAGATGGCTAAAGGCTTAAATTGGATTGTATTTAATGAGCATGAAAGCATGATAAGAAATAGGGCTACACAGGAGCAGTTGAAAGAACTTGAAACCCTACAGTCTAATCTTGCATTCTGCATAGAGATGGGGACCATCTCTTCTTTCTCTAATTTAATGAACATGATGAGATCTATATATGTAAAGAAATGGGGAGAAGAGGCTGTAACTTCTAAAAACGTAAAATAATATGGGAGTAAAAGAAATAAGAGAACTACTTAGACTCTACAATCTCGAACATAGTGTCGTCCAGAACAAAAACTCTGGGCGGTATTCTATTATTCTCCATAACAACATCATAGGAACGAACGTAGATGGAGAGAAGGTAGTTGTGTTCAGAACCATTCCGGATGGAAGCAATACGTTCTCTATGGAGCGAAATAGATTCTATGAGGGGTTTGTAGGGGCTTTTGATGACGATAAGGCGATTGAAGCCGTAAAACAGTATTTTGAGAAAAACAGAAATGATAGGGTATAAGACGAAGATGGATTATATTACTATCGAAATGAGGTAAAACAACGATAAAGCAATGGAAAAGATGGATGATAATACTAAAAATATCCTTTATCCAAAAGGATCTATTTTTCGCATATTAAAAGATGATATAATCAGTGCCGAATTTAAAATCGTCAAAGGAGCTATAGCGGAGGCAGTATCAGACATAGAAGTAAATGATAAATATGCTGAGGTTTGTTGCAATGGGGAGACGTTCGTCATAGAAACGGATATTATGGATATTATTCTTACCAAAGACCCCATAGAAAACAAATCGGTGAAAAATGACATCATTGACGACAAACTACGATGGGATTTGCTTCCAATGGAAGAGATTGAGGATATTGTAAGAGTCTATCATGCTGGTGCAAAGAAGTACGGACCCAATAAATGGCAGAACCTTGACAACGGGTTTGAACGGTATCGTGCTGCGGCTGCCAGACACCTAATGGAATACATGAAAGGGGAAAGAATAGACTCAGATACAGGAGCTTTTCATCTTGCACAATGTGCATGGAATTGTATAGCTATGCTGTGGTATGATAAGCACGGGAAAGGATTAATACCATTAAATAAGGAGGAAAAGAAATGACAATAGAACAACTAAATTATTTATTAAGAAAAGAGCTTTATGCTATAAAAAACCATAAAGACAACATTGATAGAATCAAAAAAGAATACTTTGATTCCAATTATGGGTTAAAAGAAGGAGATAAGATCCGTATTTTACACGAAGCAGGAGATGAAATGATAGGCTTCTTGAAAAAAGTTGAAGTATGTGAAGACGGAGATCTGTACTTGACAATCCAAAAACAAAACGAAAAAGGTGACAGAGGCAGAGGGAAATGGAATATGTATCTATCATCAAAATTAATTAAAATAGAAAAATTATCAGATTAATAACGATATGATTAGAGCAAGATTTTACATTAAAAAATCCGACTGCGGTAACGACTACCGTCCAGTCAAATGGCCTATAAAATATCCATATTGGTGTAGTGGTGAATCCGATGATTCATTCATACTTGTAGCGTATGCCGAAGACGAAGACAGCATAAAAGAGCTGTGGCCGGAAGCATACGATATTAATGTCTTAGAAAAAGATACTGAGGTTAAATTCACATTAAGATTTCCTAAGCCTAAATGGTATGAATTGCAAGAAGAGAGATCAGAAGAGTATGATAAATTATATGGTAAATTCGTATGGGTTACAGACATGTGTCTAAAAGATGGGAAAATAAGAAAGGTAAAAGCCAGAATAGAAGATTGTGGTGGTCTTTTATTAGCCGACACTCCTGGTCGTTACACCCCTTATCAGATAGGGGATTGTGCTTTTGAAAGCAAGGAAGAGGCTTTAAAACATGCAGAGGAACAGAGAACGAATTTAATTAAGTCTCTTAGGTTACAAATACATGAACTTGAAAATCTAAAATTCGAATGCGATGATTGAATAATTTGATTATTTTACAAATAACGATTACATTTACGATATAAATCATTCAAATGAGATTAGTTGAAAGGCATATAGTTAAAGACAACCGGTTTGAGGATATTTGCTTCAAATCCGGCTTGTTATATAATTATGTTCTTTACAACATTCGTCAAGGAATCTTTTCAGGTAACTATTTAAAGGAATTTGATTTATCAAACAAACTTTGCAAAGAAAACCAATTCGATTTCAGGAATTTACCTAATCATGTATCCCAACAGGTGATTAAACAGGTATTTAAAAACATAAAATCCTGGATAAAACTCAAGAAGGATTTTGAAAAGAATCCTTCTAAATACGGAAATCATAGACCTCACCTTCCATCATACAAACAAGGTAAGAAACAAAACATGGTTGTTTTCACCAACTGCAATTGTAGGGTAAAGGGTGATAATTGTATTTATTTTGTTAAAGATATAATCAAACCTATCAAAACAAATGTAAAGAAAGACGAACTAAAACAAGTTAGAATAATCCCTCAAGCTACATGTTATGTAGTAGAGGTAGTTTATGAAAGAAAGGAAACTGATCTTGGTTTAAACAAAGACAATTTTCTTTCGATTGATTTAGGATTGAATAATTTATGTTCATGTATTAGTAATGTAGAAACTAATTCTTTCATTATAAACGGACGGGTTATGAAATCAGTAAATCAGTGGTACAATAAGAAGAAAGCTAAGTTGATGTCTTTTGTTGGTGATAGAGGATCTTCAAATAGAATAAGAAAAATTACTTTGTTTAGAAATTGTTGGATAGAAGACAAATTGCATAAAATCAGTAGATACATTGTAGACTTTTGTAAATCTAACAATATAGGAACAATCATCATTGGATTAAACAAAGAATGGAAAAACGAGATAAATATCGGTAAAAGGAATAACCAACATTTTGTTTCTATTCCTCATTCTAAATTGATTGATAAGATTGTTTACAAAGCAAATCTTTTAGGGATAGAGGTAATTACTCATGAGGAATCTTACACATCAAAGATTGACCATCTTGCTTTTGAACCTCTAAAGAAACAGGAATCCTACTTAGGAAAAAGAAAGAAACGTGGATTGTTTCAAAGTTCAATTGGAAAACTGATCAATGCAGATATTAATGGATCAATTGGAATAGCAAGAAAAGTAGTCGGTGATTCTTTCATTGGAAAGATAATCGATAGTGGATTTGTGTTTAATCCGGTTAGAATAAATATTTTGTGATATAAGGTTGAATCTAATGAATAAAATGAATAATTTTAATAACATTAACTACGCAGCAAAAGCCAGAAGAGCTTATTTGATAAACAATTTCGATAAGATTCTTAACAGTCTCAACACGCTTCATTCTACGGTTGAGGCCATGACGTTGTTCGTAAACGACCAGGCTTATAATTACATTCTTAAGCTAAAGGAAGTAATTAAAACCAGTCCTATGTATAAGCACAATATCAAGCGTCTTTTAAATGATATGGACAAAGAGATAAAGAGGTACAATGCTTCTATCTACTACATAAATAAAGAGCGTAGTGAGGTTATAGCTGATATAACACAAGCGATGGAAGATTGCCTCATGCCATACATAGACAACCTGGCCGGCGCTATAAGGGCAGCCGTGTGGTCGAGGGGCGTGTCCGAGGAGCGGACGGAAGCGGCGGTACTGTCCCTAATCGTATCCTCCTTGGCCACGACATCAGGCAGACTTATCTCAGGTGGATATCAGATCATGAAAGAAATGGGTGGGGGTCAAGGTGGTAATCCATTTACGTTTATGAGCATTGATAAGATAAGACACTTATCTACATCATTATCTGATACTATTACCGGTGGAGAAATAGCTCTTGAAGAAAAAGAAGCCAATGACATAACTAAGGCAATGGATGTTTTTATTGAGAAAATGTCTGATTCGGATATTGTTGATAAAGTGATCAGCATACTTGAAGAGGCTGAATCTAAAAATAAGGAGGAGCGATCGTGAATTATTTGGATGGGTATGTAGAAGAAGTTCTTTCTGAGCCGTACTATGACGATTATGGCTCTGGGGTTTTTAGGTGGTGGGTGAAAGTGTCTTACGTTTGTGAAGGTACAGAATCAACTATTACATTAATGTTTGATACGAGAGAAGAAGCAGAGGCAGTAAAACCAGGTTATAAATTTTTATGTTGAAAATAACATGAGGTATTTTGTTTTATTGATGGCACTTGTGTTATCATCATGTTCGCATGATGATAGTCAGGTTAATAACGGATGGGTTATATATGATCTACGTCCTTTAGAAGATGGATGTATAATGTATTATGGTGAAGACGAAAGAATTTCAATATTTTATAATAATAGGCTTATAAAATTCGTTGGATACCAAGGGGAATACAATATCGGAGATTCTATTAAAATCGTAAAAGTGAAATAATATGGAAAAGAACTTAAAACTCGTATGTCCAAAATGTGGCACCCCTCACCAGCCTCATTCTTCGCACACGATGGATGCAGATGGATTTGAAAGGTGTGAGATAAGGACTGTCATGGAAGACAGGGGGTGGTGCTACGAGTGCTCTTTTTGGCAAAATATGTACGACAAACACAAAGACGATCCAGGATGGGTTAGGATAGACGGTGAAAGCTGGGTGCTTAAGCCTATGGTGGAAAACGTACCGAGCGGATGGAACAGCCTTGGATGTGGTGGAAGAAAGATGTATATCAATATCGAAGGGAAAGGCATTGTTGTATCAAATAACTGCTGGTGCCAAGGTGATGTTTCGGACGCATTCAAGGATCTTATGCCTGATAATGCTACTTGGGCTACGAAGGAGGAATTTGACAAAGCTCCTGTAGTAGGATATATTGTAGAAGGTATTGGTTTAGTTTTCACAGATAGGGAAGGTCATGAAGTTAATGCTTAGAAACTTGTTTCATATTCCTCTTAGAATAGTTGAAAGGAAATTAACTAATGGGGAAGTAAGAAAGAAGAAAAGAGGGTAAAGGTAGTGGACTCTTGTTACAATAAACGGTTTTAACAATTATGGCACCAATAGTTCTTGGTGCCATAATTGTTTTTTATTTAAACTCATATCGCAATTGTTTGGTACAACATAAAAGAAACCGGTTCCCTATCATCCCTGACTGAGAACCGGTAAGAAAACAATTTCAGAAAAAATTAAACCTACATAATCTTTCAAGTAAGAACAAAAAACGTACAATCTACTCTTTGACGATGCTAATATAGCATATTGGAATCATACCAAAACAATGCAAGTCCGATATTCTTCGTCTATTTGTAGCTAACATCATCGTCTCCTTCCGAATCAGGAGTGGCGCCGATGAAGAACATCATTGACTTGTTGTTCGTCTGCTGCCACCAATTATAGGCGCGCGCTACGTCTTCCGGCGTCTTGATATTATACCATTGTTTGATAAACGTCTGTTTGGCGAGTTGCCTAAATAACTTAGACTCTCCCTTGTATGTACCGGATGTTACTTTATCAAGTGAATAATTCCTAAGATCGGTAAGATCCTTCAGCTTCCGTCCCATGACGAACGGATCGTTAATGATATCTACCACGTTAAGCTCCATAATAAACGGCATCTGTGAAGCTATTTCGTTTATGGTTCTGAATCCGACATAGGATCCAAATTGAGTAAGCCAACTTTCTTCGTTTTCATCATCATCACGCCATCCGGCAAGAAGCATAGATACGGCCTGCATGATAAGGAACGTGCCGGCATAGACACTGAGACGTTTGAGATTGGTTTTTTCTACCTCATTCATATTGTCTTTGTTTTCGTTCCAGGCATCTATGATGTTTTTCATACCAGACTCGGAAGCTAAGCTAAATGTTTTGGCTATCATATTCTTTAACGTAATTGACAGTCCTTCCTCTTCTTGCATTGTCTGGAAATTGAAGCCACGTCTTTTCCACAGACGTTGAGCCGCCAGCACCAACCATCCTCGGTGGGCAGTCATGAACCTGGCTATCCAGTTGCGGGATGCGGCAGTCCGGTTTTCTTCATTCAAAGATCCGTTACATATCTGTGACAAGCTACGAACTTGATTTCGGGTTATAGCCATCTGGGTTTCAACTTCCTCAACAGTAACACCCGATCCGGGCTTTACAGCCACCTTCCCATCCACGACGTCTACCATACTCCATAAAGTACGATCTTTTAATGCATTCCATTCTCTTTTTATGGTACTCTGTTCTTTACCACGTTCTTTTTCCATCTTGAAATCTTGGAACGTATAGAACCGGCCTTTGTAATAACGAACATTGTCCATAGTAGCAATCATAACCTGCGGATCAAGAGGGTAGTTCAGGATTTCCATGAAAGCATACATAGGTGAACGCATTAAGGTCCTGGCCACTCTATTATATCCGGCACCATACATACGATTTCGGATATTGAATATCCCCATTCTCTCACCTATGACATATAATTTGCTTTTCCTATCTATGTCTCCGGTTTCTGCTATACAAGATGGAGCAAGGCGTGAAAATTCAGCCGATGCGTATTTAAGGGAATCTTTACTTATATACTGTCCTACGGCAGATTCCATGATGAGGTTGATATGACCTGTTAAGGCGCCGGTAGCTGCCACAAACGGGGACAGTGCCAAGTTCATGACCGACATAAATCTTTCAACAGCCATCATAATTCTTGTAAGGTCTACCGTATATCCTCCGATGTTCACCGTAAGTTTTTTGGTGTTCATCCTAATGCCATAATAATGATCGTTGAAGAAGTCCCTGAACATCTGATATGCTTGGGTTGCTTCAGCCTTCTTACCGCCCTCAAATTGTTTATTCAGTAACATCTGCTCCAGTCCTTGAGCGAGCTCTATAGACTTCTGCTTTTCGTTGTATAATGATGATTGCATCATAAGCATCGAATAAGAGTAACCAAAATCATGAGATACGTCATCTTGGTTCTCTAATTCATATATGTAGTATTTAGGTATGGACCGAACCCTATCTTCCGGATCATATACCTCACCCTGGCGTGTTTTACCATACAGGGAGTCATCTACGCGGTCAAGACATAAGTCGGATACGAAGTTCCTGACCGTACTTTTAAGGCTGATACCTAACCCTTCTATACGTTCTATATCTTGTTTGGATATCTGTGGAATAGCATACAGGTTCGGGCTCTGCTCTTTGTATAGATCAAGGGATTGTCTTTTTATTTCCTTGAGTTTTTGAATCATATTCCACTGCTCTACGTTTTTAGTAGCGACCTCATTACCATCAGCATCATATTTGATACCAAAGTCATTGAGATACGATTCATCACGATACAGGCTTTTCTTAGGCATGCGATGACCATACCCATGATCTTTTACATAATCAGGATTACGACCGCTATTTTCGGCTTCAGATTCAGCCACCCATGCCCTTGCAGGGTCGAAAGACAGGTACGATATGTCCATGCCATAATCTTGGGTGGATGTACCGTTTTGTACGTCCTTAACCATCTGCGCCACATCTATCTCACCTCGACCGATTTTGTCGATCATAGCCGCATATCCGGTAGGCGCCATGCGTTTATAGTATGAAAAGACCTGGCTCCTGGCAAATTCATTAACAATAGCATTAGCCTCTTCTATACCTGATTCTCTTGTGTTATTTAAAAACAAGCTGGCCATTTTAGCATTGACGGCATTCCTAAAATCTCTACCGTCTAATTCTTTGCTTATTCCAAGCTTTTCTGACAAGTAGTTGGTTTCAGATACGGTAAACAGATACCGGTTATCAGCAGCTTTGAATAACTTATCCCTTAAAGCCTGAATCCTTTTTGCTTTCTTCGCCGTAGTATGACGTTGTACGAACTTCCATTCCACTTCCTTGGAGTCAGCAAGAGCATTTAAATAAGACTGATTTACTTCGTTTTCAGCCTTATTGCTTTTAGTAAGGTACTTATCAATATCTTCAAGACCCACCATCTTAGCATAATCTATCAAAATAGCGTAATCGGCTTCAATAGCTTCAGATGCGGCCCTAAAAGCATCTCTTTCGGATGAGGTAAATGTTGCTTCGTTAATTTCTCCGATATCAGCCACATCGCGATTGTTTCCGATTATTTCCTTGATAATAGCCTTATTTTTTTCTATATCTTTCACAATAGAATCCACGTCAGTCGCATCTCTATCGCTTGTCGTAGAACTAATGATATCATGCGCCATTTTGAGATACGAAGCCTTGTTATTTGATTCGGTGCGCGCTGACTGTTCCGATTCTATATCATTCCAAAACCGATCGTTGAATGACAGGTGACCACCCAACATAAGCGTTCTCAATGCAGCTTCCCCTCCTGATTCGCTCTGAATCGCTCTCAATTTTTGCAAAAACGATTCTGATACGGCATTAGTAACATTATTTGATTCCTTTCTCCAAACTTCATTTATAGCTTGTATTTCTTTGGCCATCTTAAGTTGGTCGCCGGTTTTTTCCACTCTCCTGGTTCCTACATATATGTATTCTGAAGCTGCTTCCTTACGTTGTTTACGAAGCAGTCCTTCTTCTTCGTAATTGCTGCTTTTAAAATAGGCAACTTCATCAAAATTACCACCGCTATCAATAAAAGGCTGCCTCAGTATCCGTTTTTGCCTGGATAGAGCATTAAGGTATTCTTTGGTTGTTTGAGAAACTGGATGCCCTAATTCTTCTTCAGCCTTTTTGTATATGGATTCCATTCTTGTGGCATAACTTTCACTAAATTCCAGTTCCGAATTTTCAGCATCCCACTTTTCCATCTGTTCCGTATAGATCTTTTCCTGCTCGATGGTAAAAATATCGGTATTAACCCTATCAGACGATGGTTTGAATTTAGCGTTTTCAGTAACCGTATTTCCATCCTTGTCAACTACTTCTCTTTTAAATACGTAATTACGGTTATTGTCAACCACATCACCAATTTCTTCTTCTGATATCTCTATGTTCATGGCAGTCGCAAACGCTCGCATCTGCGCCAGCTTCTTATTACGATCGTATTTAGCCATATCAAGAGCACTACGAAGGTAATTAGAAGTTTTGCCGTCTACTTTCTGAAGCAGTTTTTCAAATTCAGATTTGTTAAAACCATGCTTTTTCGCATATGCCAGGAAATCGGATATGGCGGGCTGGGCATTCACCATCGCATTGTAATTGTCTTTGGCAATCATAGCTCCAAGAGCGTTATTGAACGGACTGGAAGAATGCTCTAATATACCAAACCACCTACTTATCCAAGAAACATCGTGTTGAACCTTGTCGAAAAATTCTTTTACTCTCTTTACCTTATCTGCCGGCACATGAAGTTCGTTCATTAACTTATCAAGCAACGTACTTTCATCAAGGTCTTGTACTGATTTAATATCAGACTGAATACCATTGATGTCGGCAATGACGGTGTTGATCCTATTTGTATAATCCTGCTTTTCACGCTCATCAAATTCGGTACTTCTGTTACGGATATATCCTCGAAGATCGTTCATGATCGGAAGAACCTGATTGTTGATAATATCTACGTTCTTTCGATCATTGGTATTGAAATGAAGTTTACCGTCTTTGGTATCACCATGAAGGATAGTATTTACTACATTGCTTAAGTATCTGACCTGAGCTTCGGCTGTGGAGATCATGCTATTCATGGCAGCCGCCATCTCATTTTTGTCTATTTCGGTCTCTACCTTATTTATCTTATCTTCTATGGTCTTAAGTTGAGCAAGGGTCATAGATGTAGTTACAGCCCTATCAGAGCTTATCTGACGTAAGTCTCTCAATGTTTTTCTCAATGCCCTGATCTTAGACTCAAGAAACTTGTTCTTGTTCATAGAGGAAAGAGAGTATAATGTAAAATCATTATCCTTTAAAAGAGAAGTATCAAATCCTTTATCTATGTCAGTAATGGCAAGATCACGAATGTTTTTAATAACGTTATTCAAATCTTGTCTTTGGGTTGATAAAGCTGATTTAAGCCAGCTTACGATTCCAGAGAAAAGCTGCCGGACGCGCCCCAGGAAGGAGGTGGGCTCTACCGGAGCCTGTGCTGTGCCGGTCTGTATCTCCCTGGCGAGGATCTTTCCAAGAATTTCTCTCCTAACAGCATTATCAAGTTCAGAGCCTTCATATACCTTACCGTATGTATTATAATACTGACCTGCATACTGATTCCATTCTTCAGTGCCTTCTACATCTCGCAAAACAGATTCAACAGCATTCTGATCTCTGTACGCCTCTACGAGAAAGTGTGCTGTTTCTTCTACTAAATCAGATAAAGTAGCATCTTCACCAACTGCTATTACGTTATTGGCAATATCCGCCAATGCTTTAGCAGAAGGTTCGTGTCCGTATTTAGTTTGGTACTTCTCTATATAATCGGTCATGCCAACGACACTAACGCCCAGCGTTTTCAGTATCTCAACAATAGAATTTCGTTGATTACGTTCCTCTTGGCTATAATCCGATACGATCTTAGCTTTAGTATCAGCATAAAGATCGTTGTCTTCTAATATGAATGAAACTACAAGCGCATCAAAATGATCGTACTTGGCGTCCAATTCATTGTATCTTCCTGACTTGAGATCGTTCTTTATCTGCTCCCTGCTAACCCTTTCCGTTCCTCCGGTGGCGAGTCTCATAGTTACCTTACTATTATCCAATGAATTTATGGTTATCATGCCTTGATCATTCATGGAAACATCAGAACCAAAATGATTACGGAGCTCAGTGTAGGATAATGCTGAATTGAAAAGTCTAATTTGTCCTGTATGTCCTTCTCCTGTAAGATAATAGCTTCTTGTTTCCGGATCGAATATCTTGGATCCGGACAAAAGACCTTTCTTTATAAGGTAGTTAATTATACCGCCTTTTGTTGATAAAGAAGTAGAAGCAGAAGCGGTCATAACAGGTATAAAAGATTTGGGGTTGTTAAGGACATACTTTCCAGCCTTGTAAGTGATGTCTGCCACGCCATCCCCGGTAGATTCTTGAACGGTGCCGGATAAGAACCCTATTCTGATATCATTCCCGCCAGAGCGAAGAGCTTCTCCGTAATCTTCAAATAATTGATTACGATCGTTCATGAAAAACAAACGAGGCTCTCCAGTCTGATACGTTACACCCACAGGATTAGAATCTGCCTCTGGTAGCTCTTCTGGGCTAAATATCTTAAGACCGTCTTTTATGACCATATAATCAACACCCTTATCCTGTACCATAGATACGGGAGTGAAGTCCGAAGATATAGCATCTTGTAGATACTGCCCTGAGTCTATTCCTGGTTCTTCCGGCACGGAGATACTTGACGGAACCATAGCATCCACCAACATAATATTATCACCCAGATCTTGGCTATAGAATCCAAAGCCTGATTCTTGAATCCCATAAGGTGCATCTGATTTCGACACAAGAATAGGGTTGCTCATCTTAGAAGCCTTATCCAGCACCCTTTCTCTATAGGCTTCCGGAATAAGGTCGATATTGGATTTTACCTTATTATAAGCCGGTTTATTAACAGGCACGCTCCTTCTCCAGTCGCCAAAAGCCTTTAAGAACTTATTAGAAAATACGGTTTTAAAAACAGTAGTAGCCCGTTCCCTGTTCTCCATAAGAGGAATAGATGCTATTTTATCAAATAACATAGACCTGTCCCCTGATCTGGTAGAGACAGAAACAACTTTCTTTTTATTATCTCTTTTAATAATACACGTTGATACCATGATAAAACATTTTTGTTATGAGACAAAGGTAGTTAAAAATCAAGCATATCATAAAAAATAAAGCCATCTAACTTCTCAGTCTGATGGCTTAAAAATAATATGAAAAAAAATTATAATCTGACGAAAAATCGTCAAGTTCAGCTTATATGTAATGCATGTACCCATCTCGGTGTATAAACCTTCCCGATTCAAAGCGCTCAATATCTTCAGGGCAAATAGAGCCTGAATCTTCTCTCCTGGCTTCAAACCAAAGCCCCGGCTTACGAAGTCGGCAAGTTATGATATAATTGAAGCAATTGTGCGTAAAATGGAAAACAGATCCTACAGGGAAATACCTATCAGCTTGAAATACGATTCTTTTTCGTTTAGTATCAAACGTGATATCTCCTACTATCTTAGCCACGTAATAGCTTCTGCCATTTAACGTTTCATCTGTTTGTGGTATCCAATAATAACCTCTTGCCATGCCACAAATATATAAAAAAAAGTCGGACAAGACACATGTCCGACTTTATATTACTTTGATTCATTTTCAAACCGCTTTATAAGAGAAGCAATATCATCACCACAAACAAACATCATTCGACGTTCTTCTTTTGGTTTATGAGACACTGGGATGGTTTTGTTTATCTTAATCTGATTCGCCAGACCTCTGCCTAAACGAATATCAACTTTTTTACCTTTCATGAATTATTTGTTTAAACAGACCAATTCCATCTATTATAATATGACCGCTTTGCATACGACCATTATTAGGATTGTAAAGAAAATTGAAACCACTTTCTTTTTCCTGTCTTTCAAAAAAACTGATATCCTTTCCTCTACGGGCTCTTTCAAAAGCTTTCTTGAACAACTTGCCTCTAAAGGTCTTGACGAGGATCTTGGTAGCGTTATTGCCGGCTTTTACCATTGCTTTCCTTGCCTGGTCCTCCGAGACAAAACTGCTTCGGAAAATATACGATGCTGCTGCTTGTATATCTTGTTTAGTCATCATATGCCAAACATTCCTTTCAGAATACTGATCTTTATTCCATATATCAATTTCATCTCATCTCTATCATATACGCCAAAAAAGGATTCACTGGGATCCTTTGGATTTACGCTCAGTTGAATTATACAATTGTAAAGATAGACCTTAAGTTCATAATTATCAGAGTATCTATCCCGTATGGTTTCAAATGTCTTAATTAATTCTTCAACAAGTACTCTGCTAAATGAAAAAGGTTCTCTACAATTACCTTTAAATATGATATGATTTAAATCATTGGTATTATCAAATTCGTACTCTACCCGACTGTCGTCCATCATATCATAAGTGATTGACTTTTTGATTTTAAACCCCATGTATGTATTTTTTTATTCAAATTAATTAATTCGTTTCCTTTTGTATCATAAAACGCTTACACCTTGATAATTTCAACTTCTTGTATGTGATATCTCTACAGTTTTCACCATCAATGCCACGTATGTTAAAACTTCCGGTTTTACGTCTTGCAAATATAAAGTAATAACTGTTTTCAAACATAACTCTGTCAAACAGACGAAAACCAAAAACTTCATAAGGAGATTGATTTAGTCTTTTTATCCCTCCTTTTTGAATCTTTTGTTTATGAATTTGACGATTATGTCTTCTCACTAATCTTACTTTATAATAATAACCTAACCTTATAGCATTAAAATTCTTAGAAATAACAAAGGCATCAGAAACATGATATTTTTCAATGTCGTGATTGATTCTATTATATTTTGTAACATAACCGAAAGTCATAGAAACTCTGTTGTATTTAGACCTTAGTTCTTCATGCAACTTCCATTTCATGATTCCCATTACGGCTGCGTCGCGAAGCGACTTGCCTCTTCTGATCTTTAAATCTATATTACCTTTATGGTATTCCTTATGACAGGTTTCACATAAGGTAATAAGATTAGATGGAGAATTTCCTCCAGTCTTTCGGGATTCAATGTGATGAACATTCAAAACATGATCTTTCGATTTCCCTTTACAATACTGACATTTATGCCCATCTCTACAAAGGACATATTCTCTAATGTTCCAAAACCCAAGTTGATCACCTTTCTGATATTCTTTCCCGGATATATCATGATTCTTAATTTTTTGAGTATCAAATTGAGCTACTTCAATAACAATACGAGATATTGGTAATATAGAACATACATTGTCAATAACACGAATATGGGCGTCTATTTTGTATTTCACCGAAGGTGCTACCCATCCCGGACGCCTACTTTTTATTCTATTATCAAAACGAGGTTTTCTATACCTCAACCTATTTCGTCTTGTTCTTCGTAGCTCTCTTCTGGTAGACAAAAGATCTACGATATCATTTCTAAGAATAACTTCACTACTATAAAGTTCTTTGCTTTTCGTCGTAGCTGATAGACCAACATGTTTAGTACCAGCATCAACGCCTAACACAATTTCCTGTTTGTAATCAGATGTGACGTACATTAATTTGATGGTAAACGGACATAGGTTCACAACAACCGCCTTTTTGTCTTTAAGCAGTCGTCTGACCTTACCATGCCTTGTTGTGGGCATCATAGGTTTACCATTTATGTCTTGTACGTACACCATATCTACAAACGTTTTTAATGTTTATTCAACATAAGTCAGAGTAAAACTCTGTTAGTACCCATCGCCAATGTTATTTAAGGTTTTTAGTAAGCAACACTGTTCCCAAAATACAAGAACTGTTTAATCACCTACCTTAGAGCTACGGACTTGGGTAAACATCCGTAGGTAACTATCTATTCTCAAATAACGTAGTGTTTGTTTCAACACTTAGGCTAATAATCGGAATAGCTTTTGGCTATTATACATAATACGATACAAATTATTTATGATTTGTATGAGTTATGCATTATTCACAATTATATCTTTTATTAGCCAATTCTTCTACTGTCATAACCTGTCTCCTCCCAATCCTGAATTGATACTCACATACTTAACACTGACACCATTTCCACGTCCAAGCTGACCCCAGCCGGGCGATGGCGTTCCCTTGGCCGGAGCAGGGACAGCCCTAAGCCGAGACCAGTCCTGCTTTTGCCTCATGGCTTCAGCCTCTTTGTAATACCGGTTACACAGTTCTTGATCTTCGTAACCAACGTAATCTTCCTTATTTTCCATATAGAATACTTTTTCAACAAAAGTACGACATTCATGAATTAATTAGATTTAAAATAAAACAATATGAATTAAAATAAAAAACCCGATACGTTAAAATCGCATCGGGCCTGGTATTGGGAAAAATAGGTTCAGATCTTAGGTAAAGATTCGAGCCAATTTTTAACATCTTTATACTTAGGGTCTTTGTCTATTCTATCTTTCAGTTCATGCAATGCTGAGTCCATAACCGTATTCGGTACGCCAATCAACTCTCCTATTAAATACAATGGGGTTTTATTCGATTCAGATTCGTGTGCTATATTCATGTCAAAAAAAAGTTATGTGAAACAAACCGGCCACGGGTATTCTATTGCCCGCCGACCGGTATAATATTTTTATTCCTTTTTTTCCAAACGGGAAAAACGGGAATGCGGGAATCATATTTTTTACTATGGCTCCCGCACCACCGGAAGGACCTGGATCTGGATCTCAGGTCAGATCCTTCCAGTTTATTTTTTCGCCGAGGTAATCTTGCACGGCAAGCCATCTTATAAAGGCTACTCCTTCGGGAGCATCCGGATCATCCAAATACATTAACGTAGCTTTCACCAACTCGTTCTCACATTTGAAGACCTTCGGAAAACCATCCGAATAGTACATTGCAAAGACATATTGGACATCGCCCCATGTCGCTTTATCCGGCTTCTTCGCTCCGCACTTTTCAAAAATATCTTTTATTTCCGGCTGCTTCCAGATCCTCTTGGATCCATCGACGTTAACCATCTTCTTTACCGCCTCATCAGCAAGAGCATTAGAAAAATGGTAGCCGTAAGTATCTACATATTTCTGATAAGCTGGATCCTCTGCGTCTGCTCCTCAATAAGAACGACCTCTGCCACGTCCGCGACCTCTACGCATCTGAGGTCCGTCACCGTAGTATCTGTCGTCTCCATAGTAATCGGTCGGGTAGGATTCGTAACCCATCCTCCGGTATTCCCGGTCTTCCATTTCATGACGACGTTCGCGCTCTTCAAGCCTTCTTTCCCTTTCTTCCAGCTCGTTTTCGCGCTCTTCCATTTCTTTCATCTTCTCATGCATACCGTAATGGTCGTAAATACCACCACCATACCCCATGTACGTCCCATCAGAACGCCGGCTTCTGCCTCTGCCTCCACCTCGTCTGTCTTCTATCTCGTCATATCCAGGATATTCTCTGTGTCCTGAATTTAAATCATATACTATCATATTATACTTATTTCAAACGTTCTACAATTAACTTCTTTAAATCTTCGAATGAATCAGTAAGGTCATTCACCTTATTTTCTATACCAGCTATTTTACGATCCTGCTCTCTCGTTTGTTTGAATGCCGGATTGATGTCTTCTAATATAGATTCACAAGCCTCTATCTTGGCACGATGGGCATCTACGCTGTTTATTATGTCTTGACTGGTGTTTTTTATAGCATTCAGTTCGTTCATAATCGGATCTATGCTGGTAGATAATGTTATGCCCATAGCCTTAGCCACATTCTGGGATTCCGGGACCGTATAGGTCTTGGTTTCGCCAGTGAGCTCTACCGTCAGATCCACCACGCGGGTCTGCATCGCCTGATACTGACCTGGCTGAGGAGGAAGATACCTGGGTTCGGATACGGCTACTACCTTTCCCAATTCGTATTTAGGTACTGTATTAGTATCAAGGGTATGTACCTGAAACCCTTTCTTCAAATCTGAAAACATGATCAAAATATTAGTTAGGTGAAAATAGGGTGATGATCTTCATCACCCTACTGAAATCATTTACCTGCTTTAACTTCAGACGCCTGGGCTGTTGTTGTCGGAACACAACAATCCATTAATCTTAACACGCCACGAACTTTATTGAAGTACAGAAGGCGTTCTGTGCCATTTACCATAGCAGCACCCGTGACAGCTACGTTAATAGGGTTCACGACATTCACTCCCGTAACCGGGCAACAGGTGTCGGCTCCTACTGTTGAAACTGTGCTGTTTGCCGGGACCGCAATCTGTACCGGTAGAGCACTTCCGGCTGTGGGGACTACTTGCCTTATCTTAAGAAGGATAAGACCCTCACACGGAAGGGCGATCCAAGCCCGTGGGTTAATACCGAAGACTGTATTTGTCGTACTGACAATAACATTCTTCGTAACCATCTCATACAACGATCCTATTTTAGAAACACAAGCCATATTAGCCTCCTCTCTTAATAAAATCAGACAGCAGCGTTGTTATTGCAACATCCGTTGTTACATCCACATCCGTTATTGCAGCAACCTCCTCCGAATACCTGTCCCCAAGTATAAGCCTGGTAAGGAGAACAAGAGGGGTAGGCCGGGACGGCCGTCGGGCGTAATTGACCAACGATATTCTGGGTTTGTTGCTGAGATAATGCCGAAGCTGTCAAAGCCGCTTTTTCTTCACGAAGTTGAGCAATAGTGTTCTGCATCTCCCTCATTTCCAACTGACAGAATTTGTCGTTGATCATAACGGTTTGGGCGTCAAGTTTCGCAGACAAGATATTAAATTGGCTTGTAGCTTGCTCACGATTGTTAGCCAGACCTTGGTTGAGACCGTTCTGCAAGATATTGGTTTGTTCCAACGTGCGAAGCTGGTTATCAAAACCTTGCTGAGTAATCATTCCCTGAGTCTGGCAAGTGCTTTGATTGATCAACGAACTCAGATTGCAGCAGCAAGAGCTGATTTGATTTCCTATTTCACAACCTTGTTGTTGAACTGCGTTGATAACAGCCTGAGAAGTCATACCTACCTGACCAGCTACTTTATCAATAGCACCCTGTACGTTGCAGATAGCGTTCTGAAGTTGAGTAGTAGAACAGTTCAAAGCAGAAGCAATCTGATCTATGGCGCTACGATTACCTTGAATTGCCTGCATCAAAAGTTCACGACCGTAATCGTTATTCAACTGAGCCGGCAAACCATTGGCACAACAATCACCGCCATTTCCAAAACCGTTACCGAAGCCGCGTCCACCCCACAGCCAGAACAAAACAATTATCCAGAGCCACCAACCGTTAGCCCCACCGAAACCGTCCTGGTTGTTACGACCGTTCATCAAAGCCGCCACCAGATTCGGATCCATTTTATTACCACCTATCAAATTAGCAAACATGCCGGGAATCATTGAAAGAAGACCGTTAGTGGCTGCACCACCACCGTTAGCCCCGGCTCCATCTAAAAGGACGATTTTATCACCACCCATAATTTTATAGTATTTAATTGTTAAACATACGTGCATGAAGCACGTAACAAAGTTCATGATTGTAAGGTGGAATATAGGTGTGTTTATTTCTTATAGAAGAGAAATATTTTCAGCAAAAACAGAAACAAAAAAAAGGTAGTGTTTTTTATTCTTTCAAAACACCACCTGTAAATAAACTTAAGCAAACTTGCCATATTTTAGAAACACATTTTTGAGTTTTCCTTTTATACCATTTAAGGTCACTTCATATCCGGAGCCTGTCATGTATATGGTTTGTTGATTGATTCTATCACCAGAATACTTGTCTATGAAATAAGACCTATACACTCCATACCCTTTAACTACAACATTACTATATAGCTCCCATTTGCCAAGACCGTTCCTAAACATGAATTTAGCTTCTTCAAGGAATGAGCGAAGATTCTTTTCAGCAATAATAACACCATTTTGCTCTAACTTCTTTGCAATATCACGAATCAGCCACATATTGTTATGGTCTACTTTCCTAAAAGACTCGGCAAATTCTACATCGGGCTTGTGTTCTTCTATTGTTTTCAAAGCTTGTTGCTTCTCTGCCTCTGCCTGCGACTTTTCGGCTATAGCTCTCTGAGCAGCTTCATACTGATCGGCCCATGCTCTTGCTGCATCTGCTGGATTAGAAAAGTCAGGAACCAAAATTCCCTTTCCACCAGAACTTGTTTTATATTCTCCTGTTTTACGAATAGAAGGAAGGACCTCAGATGTTACCCATTTCTTAAATCTTTTAGCAGACTCTAATTTTGAAGATAATATAAGAGAATATAAACCAGATTCATTAATTATTCTTATACTATCTATGTATCTGGTTTTCAATAGGGATTGATTAACGCCCCATTGATTATCAGATACTTGCAAAAGCATAGAATCATCATTATCCACATGTCTTTTTATCGCATCTTTAGCATTTACATACCCAAGAGATTTAGCTACATCTGACGCCACGAACCAAACATCTCCTTTTGGATCTACAATAATCCTAAGCTCTCCAAAATCCGAACTTTCAAAAACAGAAACTTTATCCATAATTAAAAAAATAGGCCCAAAAGAGAATGTCAGATCCCACTATGACAAACCCTAATGAGCCAAAAATATCTTTCAACATCAAACAACCAGAGGTGGGATCTCGTCGTTTATTGTTTCTGGAGCAAAGATAGGAACAGGATTTTAAATGGCAAATATTTTAATACTTTTTAAAACAAACCAGGGCCCGCATCACTGCGAACCCTGATCTACACTAATCTAAACTAATACCATGAAAAACTTAAATCTAAAAACTAAAGAATACACAAATGTATGAAAATGTACGCTTTTCACAAAGAATCTGTATCCTGTTCTTTTGTGTGATTCAAGACATGGGATATAGTTCTGATACTTAATCCGGTTTGATTTCGTATCAGATTATAAATATAGGATTTTGAAACTACAGTTCTTAATTGACCTAAATCATTCATAATGTTTTTATGCATAAGATGAATGCTGTTATTACGTTTGATGGTACTGATTCTCATTTCCTACCGTTATTAGTTACGTTCTGTTCTTACCTTCCTTTTTTTCTATAATCCCTTCCTGAAACTAATATTGCAAACTTAATAAAAATAATCCAAAAACAACGAAAGTCTGACTTTTCTTGTATGTTGCTGATATATGTGCATATATAAGAAAAGTGAGACTTTCACAAGCCTCACTTCCCAAATTATAACTATGAAAAAACTATATATATATACAAAAATTACCTGCATTCTAATTTGTTAAGATCATCCAATTCAGACTTGCTTACGATCATATCTTGCGTCAAGCCAGATCTGTTTTGGTATGGAGCGTAATCGGTTTCTACTGTCTTAGCCTTCTGGGTAGAATCGTATTTCACCTCCGATTCGGTCCCTGTCAGATTTTGGTAGATAGAGCCGGAACTACTTTCGCTTACTTTAGACCATATCTTATTACCTACTCTTATAAAATTATCATAAACACCTTCGGCTGTTATAACACCATCTTGCTCTACAATATTAGGGCCCGATTTTTCTTTTAACAGATACGGGTGCCTGGTATAAAAATAATGTTCAAAATCATTATCGGCATACGAAGGGTCATACCTATCCAAATAAAACAATTTTGATAAAAAAGGGTCGGTGCTGGTCATGCTATAATCAAACAACATCAACCTGTCTTTTCCAGATAAAGATAATTCTATTGATTTCAAAATATCAGGATCATCAGAAATAAGACCCAAAGATGGACCAGGTTTGAAGTCAAGATACTTATAGGCGTTATCATATAATTTTGTTTTATGGAGTTTGTTGTCAAGGTAAGATTGGTATAAATCGAATAAGGATAATGGGTTTTCGCTATCTTGTTTTTTGTTCATGTACCGACTAAATTCCCGATCCACATCCGCGTAAGAAACATCAAGTACCGCCGGGTGCCCAAACGCCATCCTGGTCATTATCATGTCCTCCGTGTTCTGAGAATCCATGAACGATCTGACGTATTTTTTAATGGAATCCATGAGCGTATTATTATCTACGTTCCGTACTTTCTCTTTATCCAAAACGCCGTTCTTAAAACAAGATTCAGGATATATTTTAGCAGGAAAGTGAGTTAGGTTGTGCTTGGCTAACACTGTTGATATTTGATACATCTCGTTAAGATCATCTTTGCTGATCCTTTGATATAGATTATCTCCTACCTTAAGCAATGAATGTTTCTCAAATGCTTCTACTGGGTCTATATTTGATTCAGAATAAACGATATTCAAATTATCCATATACTCCGGCAATAATCCAAAATAATAGTCTGTACTATCACCAAGAACATCATCGATAGAAGATGCCAGCGTTGGAGCATAATTTACATCATTATGCCTGACCACATAAATATCAAGATCCAGCATCAAATTATCTATCTTAGCCAAAGATTCTTCTGTGCCATCATAAGTTTCCGATGTCCCTATTATATCTATGCCAAACCACGTACAAGCCTCTTCTATATCCCATATCATGCTTCTTAAATCGGATTCTGTGTCGGCATTAACCCTATGTAAATAAGCTGATATACGAGCTCTTAGGAACTCTATTTTGCCAGGATTGTAATAAGACAGATCTTGTAGCTTAGACAAGGATCTTCTCTTGCCTTCTACCATATCATCCCCTTCTATGTTTATTACCGGAATCTTATTCGTAGATGAAAACTCATCAAACATAGATTCGGCAAATTCTTTATCAGAAACGAATTTCTCAACCAGTTCAGGATATGAGTTTCTCAACGATTCAAAAGCAGATGAAAATTCAGAAAAGTTTTTTATGCCGGCTACTGTTTTACGCATAGCATAATAAAGCTCAGAAGGATTATATGGTACTTTTTTACCAAATTGGTTAAACACTCCCTCCTTGTAAACAATAGGACCATACTGATAGTCAACAGACATAAAATAATTATCCTTTTCCCTATCATGTTCGTTAATAGAACAATCTATTAACTTTCTCATGGAAGTCGAAACCTCATTTAAAACAGAAGGATCGGATAAGATACGACTTATCTCTGTTTCATCATACAAACCGGATCTCCTTAATTTCTGCTCATTCAGTATTAAACTGCCATCTACATAAAAATCGAAGAGAATAGCATTAGACAATGAAGACGCATTAAAAAAATAATGAGTAGACAAAAGGAAATCCCTTACATCCTTAATGTCCTGAGCCGTTAAAGGATCAGCAAAATAAGTCTGACGCTTCATATACGACAGCACGTCTTCTAAGAGAGGTTCACCATTGGAATCGGTATTAAACATCTCCCCTGGAGCCGGGTTATTCCAATGACCGTAATACGACAAAAAACCAGGAGTGTAAGCCTTAGCCCATACCTGAAGAGCTCGCTCGCTATTTCCCAATAATTTTAAGGCACTTTCGTAAAGAACGGAAGGCTCACCGTTAGGAGCCTTAACCCGTTTTATTTCATTTTCCTTTTTTTCTATCTGACATTTGACACCCATGTTATGAAAAATATTAAATTCAATAAAATCTATTACATTTCTTTATAAGTTTCGGAATGTACCTTCTTAACAAAATACATTCGTAATCCTTACCGGGTTAAACAATAACCCTCTATCGATTATCCTACGAATTGATTCACAAGAATCACCGACTACTTTTCTCATAATGTTTAATGCTCCATTTACATCGGCATTAATGAGCTTTCCTGTAGAGGATTGAAATAATCCTCGTTTTCTCCTTTTTCCTAAATAGTTTTCATGTTTTCCTATCTTCTCAAATGCAAGAGAATCACATTTTGAAGTATATGATTCTTCATTGATAACTATTTCAATACCAGCTAATTCACATTTGTATTCTAAGTAACTAACTAATCTCGCAAAAGGGATTTGGGTAAACTTTTGGTTATTCTTTTTACCTATATTTACATTTTGTTTCCATCCCTTGTTATAGCCTACAACTAATTTTGTTATCTTGGAATCGATAAGTAAATCAACTATCTTTCTACTGATTTTATGAAAGACATCTTCTATGTACTGTTCTCTATCATAATATAATTTCTTTATTCGTTTCGTTATCCCTTTTATCTTTTGTAAATCTTTGATACTATTTAATTTAGCTAATGTCTTATTGAATAGCTTATTGTATGATTTAACAAATTTACCGCTAAATAGAACAGTAAAATATTCACTAACTAATGTTACAAGATTGTTTATTCCTAAATCAATGGAAGCTATTTTCTCTTCTCTACCTTTAGACACTTCAGTATCTTTTACCTCATAAATGATTTCTATCTTATATCCACACGCTAACGGTTTTATTCTAATCTGCTTGAAATCTTTTATCAAATCAGAATACTTCTCATATTGAGGAATGGGTATTGAAATATCTTTTGATAGGATTATTTTCCCATCTTTTATTTTGCAACTCTGGCTCGTGTAATACAAATTGAACTCAGAACCTCTCTTTTTGTAATTTGGAAGACCAGGTTTTTCCTTATACCTAGTTGGATGTTTTTTGTAATCTTGGACCGTTTTGTAATAACTTTTAATGTTTTTATCAATAATACGAAGAACTTGTTGAGAACATTGCGCTTTTAATAATTTGTAATTGATATTCCCATCCAAGTTCTTAGTATTCTTCATGATAGTATCAAGTTCAAAATAAGATAACCACTTATCTTCTTTAGAAAGTGTTTCTCTGAAAATATATAACGCCTGATTGTACAAGTTATTGCTAATCTTGCACAAAGATGATATATTTTCATTCTGACCCATGTTGAACTTATATACTAATCTCATGATTTTTAATACATTAAATGCTGTTTACAAATCATACATCTAAGATACGAATTACATTTGTATTACAGAATAGAATCTATTATTTTTAATGTTATTTTGCACCATAGTGATAAATATTTTAGGCAAAGTTAATTATAAAACCGACTTATACAATGACGGATCCCAAACTCCTTCTATATAAATCTCTGGAAAACTTAAACCGCCATCACGAAGAGTAGTAACTTTCAAACTGGGAATATTAAAAACAGTGCAAACATCACCAAACTCACGGCTCAACTTAATAGCATTTCCGCTGTTATCAGCTTCATAATAACAATAACAATAATTTTCATTAATGTTTGGATCATATTCGTACCAATATGTTAGATCCTGTATATGATCTTCTATATTACCAATTTTATTTTCACCTAATATAAAAATACCATTATTACTATGGTGATAAACTATAGATTCATAACCACCATGATTCCAATCACTATTAAACATTATATAACTTTCTTCGGAATCATTATCTTTTAATACAGGTCCTATATGTATATGAATTTTATTAAACTGACATACATAAGATCTTTTTCCTCCAAGCCTTTTTATATCCTCATTAGATAACTTATTATAACATCCTCCCACGAAATTATCCGCAGCATTAAAAAATCTCCTTCTCATACTCAACACTCTTTATTTAACTCATTTATCGAATCCGAATTATCAGAACCTTCTACAAGATCCTTATTCCTATCTATCTCTTCCTGGCTCATGTTGCTCATCATATTTTGTATTTTTCTACCAGATTGAGATAAAGAGCGGATGAATGCGCTGGAGCTTATCTTAACTCCAAGATCCGGTTTCGCCCTAAACGCTTCACCGGTACTGATATTATACAAATCATACACACCTGAGTTCATATAGAATTTATATATCCAGTTTCCACCAGCTTTTTTGTACCCTAATTTGGTTAGCTCAGTTACACTCATACCAAATTTAATACCATTACGACCCATTATCTTCTCCGGTATAGGCTCTACCTTAGCCGGAACAGATGTATATGCTTCATCACCGCCGTACAGGAAATAAGGGGTTGTTACCCTTGATATGTGAGTAAGCGGCTCTTCGGATATACGAAGCTCATCTTTCTCAGCCTTAGATTCTTTCCTTGGATTGGATATTCTAATAAAAGGATCGTATGTCAAAAAGGTTAAGCCGTATTCTACTTTATAACCCGACACGCCGTTAAGATCCCTTATAGCCTTAGTCGTATGCGAGTGGTTGATGGTGTCTATCCCGTACCTTGATTCCATATCGGTCATAATGCTATTAACCTCATCTCCCTCTACATAAACCTCTTCTCCTTCCGGAATAGAGGTTATGCCGGAAGCCCTTCTAAGTAGCCATAAAGTAACTTCAGCAATGTCAGAGAACTTATCTCCGTTCTTTCTATAGTTATCTACTCTTCCTTCTTGAGATCCAGGTAATTCGACATTTCCTTTAACTTCGACATTTGTTCCGGATTGTCCTTCGACTTCTCCATCTCCCTTTTTATCGCCATCTTCCTCAGCGCGTACTGCACTGCCTTCTGCACTTCCTTCTTTTCCATCATTTAAAATATTATCTGATTCTGACTCTATAGACTCCACAACAGCATCATACTCTGGAATGCCACTAAGGAAATCTGCTACGTTATTCAAAAACTCTATTTTTTCCTCGTTTGTCATATCAAGGCTTTCCATAGGCTCCCATATGGCAGGCAAGTTATTTGATTCTATTGCAGTAGAAACATCTTCTACAGTTTGATTATCTACTGTAGGCAAAACTTCAGAAACCAAACTATTGATGTCAGATTCCATTTTTTCTACTTCCTCTTTTGTGCCATATTCTTTTAGGGTATCCATACCATTGACTCTAAGAGAATAATTCAAAGCCTTGCTTGGAACAAAATTAATATATTTCAAAAAGTTTTTCAACTCTGATATAATTTGTTCGTCAGATCTTGGCCCAACATAATCCGCTACTACCTGATCCGTTTGAGAACGAAGCCAAGAAACGTATTCATCTAAGGTCTTACCTCCCTTTTTAGAAGGAGTGGATATTTTATCACCTACTGTTCCTTTAGGTTCTAATCCCATTTCCTCCTTAAGACTTTTTGGATTACCTCTATCACGAAGAAACCTCAAATCGCCTCCTACAATCTTCCTTGCTATAAAATCAAAAATATTAGCATAAGGCGGCAATCCTTCTTTTTCTATATGAGATTCTATTTCGTTTAACATAAGAGAGAAGTTTTTTCTGGAGGTGCGCTTCTTGCCATGTAAGGACTGCGTAGCTTGTGCCGCAGGAGCCGGCTGGGCTGGTGGCGCCGGCCGAGTCCCCCGGACAGGGTCTTCCTCTGGCATTTCATCTTCGTAAATATCCACATCTTCCTTGGAAGTAACGGTCTTACCCTCATCGGAGAAAGGGAGATCATCTTCTATAAGTGATTTAGGTCTGGAAGATGATTTACCAAACTGAATCCTGATCTTAGGAGCAACAAACATCTCACCTTCGAAATCTATTCCAGATTCTACCTCAGACGTCACAATGTCTTTCACACTCCTACTTTCATCTTCTACCCACTTAACAACATCAGGAACTGTAGATAATTTTTCTATAGCCTCACGAGCTTTTCTAAGCCCTGAAATAGGATTCAAATACGATACTTGATACGAAGCTGGATCAAGACCTAACTTGGTTAGATACGCATTAAGATCTTGTATGTCATCTTGACCCATCTGTAACAATTCAGAGTCACCGGATTCAAGCAGCATATCTATAAAAGAAATCCATTTCTTTCCTTCCTCTGATTCCACAGAACGTAGACTAACCGGGAAAAGATAATTAAGACCGTTTTTGCCTTTGATGACAACTACCGGAACTCTTACATTTTTGTAATTATTCCCCTTGTCATTTAATATAGAATAAGCAAATGGGAAGCCTGTGTATTTAGAGCCGTTCTTAAGCACGACTTTGCCATTTAAGACATACCCCACATCAGATACTTTTTCAGCTCCTTTTTCGGTAATAGGGAGATTTTCTACCTGACCATATCCTTGACCGTTTACCTTCATGTTAAACACCGGTCTTCCAGGAAGGGTCTGGGCAACAACATGCGTGCCGACGCCGATGGTAGCCGACCGGCCGGCGTCCTTCTTCCACTTGTTAAAAGCCGTTCTTCTTATCTTACTTATACCATCTATGCCCCCTGTGTCAGCTTTTACAACAGAAACGAATCTGTTTCCACTCATGACCTTGATAACCATATTGGATACCAGCTTATTTTCAGCAGATTCTATTCTTTTTTTATCACCGGACTGAACAGCATCATTGTATTCGGCAAAAAGAGACTGATTATAGGTATCATTTGCATCTATCTCAAGATTAACCTTATCTCCTTTCTTCAAAGAAGATAATGCTTCCTGATCTATTTTATCTACCTCATTCTCTCCGAACCCAACACCTGTTCTGTACGGAACCAACTCATCTGAATCAAGACGCTTATAAACCAAAGAATATGAATTACCCACGTCCTGAATAGACACATCTGTGTAACGGTTGAGAACACGAGCCGATTCTTTGTCTATAGACCATCTCGCATGATAAGGAAGTTCTATCACGGTAGCTGTTTCTCCACCTATGTTAAGGAAATACCTTTTAGTCCCATTAGCGTTCGTTTCAGAACTTATTTGAATAGGAACCAATGATTTTATTGAAGATATAAATTTATCGGCTCTAAGACCTGCAATTTCATACCTTTCATTGCCGTCATTGGAGATTCTTCTTACCATCAACGTCTCTGGATTCTGGGCACTATCTATGTTGGCTCCAAGCGTATTATCGGATTCATCTAACTCATTTACAAGAGAATCTATATTAGCATCATCTTCCCCAAAATTACTCAACGTAGATTCAGAGATACGACCTTTGTCAATAATCCTGTTTTGTTCAACATAAGGAAGGAGATCCGTGATGTTTCCAACCTGGCCAAGATCTTCTATGGTAAATACCGAATCAGCAAGCTTATCTTCGTCAACTTTCTCCCCTTTGTCCCGTCTGTTCATTATATCCACATACGAAGAAATAGCATCATCAAGTTCCTGCCTTTGATCTGGTTCCAAATTTGATTTAGCCATATCAATAATAGCTTTATTTTCCTCATATACTGATCTCGGACTTGTAAGTCTGTCAGCCTTTTCAGATAATGATTTTATGAGATTAATAGGGCTGTCACCTAAAGACGACACATAATCATCAAAATCTTGTTTGTATTTATCATACACATCTTTTTCTCTCGTAGTAAGAAGATCAGCATTCCCTGTATATAATTTATCAATTATAGACTGCCTTACTACCGGAACCATAATAGGATTATCCATAGCAGCCTCATAATCTTCATCTGATACAGACTCCGTAAGCGGTGACTCTTTTATATTATCTTCCGCTTCCTTCATCCTATCTTCTCTTACTTTATCAAGAGCATGCATAAATGCTTTGATAGTCCAAGCTTCGTCTTCCGAAATCTTACCTTCTAACACAGCTTGATCCACTACCTCATCAGTGTCATATTCACCGACTTTATTAGGCTCTGCAAAATCAGGAACCTTGTCACCCCCCTTATAAGGAGTAGACCATAGAGAAGACAGCGCTTTTGAAAATCCCCTGTTTTCCTCAGCTAAGAATCTTTTATCAAGCATCTTAGACAAGAAGTTATTCATATTCCTATAGTCCATCAAACTCCTACGGTATTCATTTACCAAGGATCTCATGGCTTTGTCTTTGGCTGTAAACTTCTTTTCCTGTCTTGATTTTACATTAAAATAATCATCAAAAGCCACAAGAGTATCATAGGCTTCTATTACATCTTGTGAACTTATGGGAGAAAGAGGAGATGATAAAACAGATTCGGTTTTACTTACCAACTCTTCTATCGAAAACTCTTTTCCTATTAACGTTGATAACTCAGACAACGAATTATTGTAATTGGTTCTAAGATCTTCCAATTCTTTGGTTTTTCGTTGTATGGACTCAGCTTGTGGGTCTTTTCCATCTACGTTACGAGGACGGGTGGCAAGATCTTCTATTTCGGATTCAAGTTCTTCTATTCTTGACCGTATGCCACGGATAGCCATAGCCCGCTCCCTCGCCCTGCCCGACAGCCGGGAAAACGTACTTAGCGCATCCGCCACGCGAGGCTGCCCCGAAAGCGTTTCTATGACAGAAGCTATGTCTTTCATTCTTGATTCCGATTGAAGACCAAGAAAAGCATTGCGAGCTACGTATTTCCTAAACTCAATCTTAGAATCATCACCTATAAGATCTTCGGCAAAACTCTGGGCAGATCTGAAATCTGAAAGACGATTATTATAATTATCAATAATAGAGTCCTTGTATTTCTTTGCCTCTTCCAAAGACATTCCATTAGCTTCGGCTATTTCCGAAATAGGCATCATATCAATCATCTGCCTAAAATTTTCAGCCGAATCCTCTAAGGTTCCCATTTGGTTGTCAATAGACATCTTTTCAAACATAGCATCATCAAGCTCCTTACCAGTCATAGACTGGGCATCGGAACGAACTTGAGGCCCTAAACTCATTGATTTTTTCAACGTATTCAAAGCCGCCGTGTTAAGATTAGAAGATGCTTTGTTATATTCATTCACTTGCCTTTCCAGCAAGATCTGACTATTGCTATACTCTTTCACTCCAAAGAAGCCTTCCCTCATACCGAACAAAGAACCGATAATAGCACCGATTCCTATTTCAGTCCACCCTTCTTTAGATGTATATTGCTTTTTAAATCCTTCAGAAATAGCATCAAGAACATCGACGGCTCCGTTCATAGCCACATTGTCATATCTTGACTTAACATATTCTTCAGCCGTATTCTGTACAGCACCTTGAGACCCTTCTTCCCATAAGCCTTCGGACACAGGTCTTTTCATGATATTGAAAACATTACCAGCTATCTTCTGCCCTATATTGGGATTAGTTATTTTAATAGCCATCTCTCCCGGCTTCGCGACTTCCGTCCCTAATCCAAATAGATGCTTATTAAGTTTCTTTTCCAACCCTGGTATAGCCTTGCCTCCTAAACCTATATACTTGCCAAAAAGAAGCCAGTTAGATAATCCTACTATACCCATATTGGCGGCAAATATAGCACTACCTACATCAGCATTAGAATTACGAAAAACAGCCATTTCCTCTGCATTGGGATCACGACCATAAATCTTACGATAATAATCCTTGAAATCAGACTCGGATTGCTTCATAAAAGAATTTGCTTCAACCGATGACTCGAATCCGGCACTGGTAGCCAACAACGTCATGGTCTTAGCCGCCTCCCCTACATTTCTTCCGGTAGCAACTCCTTTTCTTACATAGTCGTTAAACACACCTTTAAGGCTTCCTATGCCCCTATTGGCAGCTTGCCTTGCTGCTAACTTAGCTCCGATTCTTCCACCTAATTTAGCACCTATATTGCCCAATGATCCAACTCCAAGTCCTCCGGTCATGTACGCTGATATCATGGCTCCTACGGTAAAAGACATACCATTACCAAGGACATCATTCCATAAGAAATTACCGGTATCCTTAAAAAGCTTCTGACCAAAATTATAATCTTCTACCTCTTTCTTGTAATAATGAGGAAGAAGCATGTCTATTTGCTGGTCAAGATCACCTACAAACTTATCCATGTTAGTGTTTAACGCAGCTTTATAACTTCCCTCAGATGCCATATTGATAAGTTTGTCAGGCAATGACACAACTCCTTGTGCACCGTACAATGCGGACTTTAAAGCGAATTTGCCTACACCATTCCAAAACTTACTCCATCCGCTCTGTCTCCTGGCATAATAATCCTCATTGTTTATACCCGGAATATAGTTGGGATATTTTGTACGCCATACCCCATCATTACCCATCTGATGACTTTCACGGATACTTACCTTTGGTCCATAGGGATTAAGAGGCGGCGGGGCAGGTGTAGCCCCCCTGTAGCTGTTACGAGCCAGTGCCTCTGAGTAGCTGTTGCTTATCTCCTTGGCTATATACGGTTCTTCGTATTCGGCAGCAGCTATCCTTGATGCGTAATCCGGAAATTTAGGTTGGGCATACACACCTTCACCAGGCATATAATTAGGAACCAGAGGCGTTGTCGTCTCTGGTAATGTAGCCGGAGTGTAATTCTCTTCTTCGGCTAATTTTCTTTGCCTTGCCACATCTTCGTAAGTGGTTTTAGCAGCAGGATTATATCTATCTATATTATTGTCAGCCATAAATTTTCTGCAAAAAATCGTTCAACTTACTAAACTTGTCATTCATGTTGGGCGTGATATTTATTCCTCTCATATACGGATCCCTCATCTGATCAAGACGTTCTTGAACAGCCTCCTTCACGTATTTTACAAAGAAGTACTGAGGACACTTCTGGTGAATGCTATTCCAGTAATCCGCATACTCATCATTACCTGGATCCAAAGGAACAAAATCCGAGAACAACAATGCAGGATTTTTAGAATTTTTAGTCCTTTTGTCATAGAAATTGACCGCTACCTCTCTTGAACCCCTATCGTCCATTCCCTCCAACTGAACTGATATATTATCAGACATGTCAATAAAATTATCAACAAGGGCTTTAACAACATTCATTTCTTCTGGCTTAAGGTAAGAACCATGTATTTTTACTATATCATAAAGATCATTCTTGACATCAGCCTTAGAAGCCAAACGGGGAAGGCCATTACGTATAAGATACTTATCATAAGAATAACCTTCCTTCTTTCCGGTATCTACAAAATCACAGGTTCCAAAACTTGATTTGTAGCCATCTACCGGATAATTGCGCTCCTCGACCGAAGGATCTATACCCGCCTTAAGAAGCTCGTCATTCGTAATCTCAACCCTTTCTGTAACATAAGAATTTTCACCGGAACCTACTTGAGCAGTCAAGAATCTTCTAACGGTGCCATTATCTATCTCGGCATCCATATTAATGGCATTAATAGCAGTAGGATCCAGATTGTTTACCTTTCCTGCCATGTAACCAGACAATCTTCTAAACTGAGCCTTCTGTAAAGACTTTTCCGGTGAATCAGCATTCCAATTATATCTTTTGTAAGAATCAAGATAATGATACTGAGATAACTTATCAGAAATCTGATCGGGAGATACAGACATTTTTATCTCATCCTGCATCTGACCTGCTATCATATCAGACACCCTACTGTTTTTCTCAGCATATCTTAGCTGGGTAATAGTTAACGGTTCACCTTCCTGATAATCTTTTAAATCTATATCACCGTCCTTATCTATGGTCATATAATCAGATATATTAAAATCAGGATCGCCATTGAGTTTCTTCATTCCATTAATAAGAGCCAACGTACCAGTAGAAGAACTATTGCCATCGCTTGTAATAGCATCAGATATGTTTTTCCCCAACTTACCGGCACTCGCCTTAGCTCCTAATGACGGAGATATAGCACCAAGAATGTCTATTCCTCTTGAAGGATCCATCATGTATTCTCTAAACCCTACGGCATCAGATACACCAGTTGTTATGGCCGTGGCGAGCAGGAAAGCTCCAGCCTTATCATCTGTATCGGTAAGATTTATAAAAGAATTTCCTTTCATAAACTTAGCATTACGAACTTTCCTGATAATATCCTTATTTTTTTCAGTAACTATATTATCTATTTGATAATCAGTTATGTCATTTATAGCTTTTGTAGCTCCATTTGCCTTAGAATCAGAAAGAAGTAAAGCATCATAAGCTTCAGATAATCTGTTATTGCCTTGTCCGAAATATCCGTTTTTCTGACCTCCATTATTTTTTAAATACGAATACACTCGTTCTTCGGGAATCATATTAGCATACAATCCTGGGTCAGTCTTTTCTTCTTCGTATGATGCTGCAACGATATTGCTTCTGTCTGTAGGAGATAATGAATTATATAGTTTCAATAAATTTGCTCTACGCTCTGTGGAAGAAGATGTGAGTTGTTCATAAGGGATATTAGCCAAATTAACAGATCCTATCTTACCCGTTCCAGAATTGATAGCCGTAGGCCCGTCCATAGGAGCCATCGGCACTCCTACACCGCCTGCTCCTCTTGTGCCTCCGGATGAGCTTTCAGTGCCCATCTTGGAACCGTAAGTACGCATGTATTCGGTTTCAATCTTAGCCTGAGCAAGTTGCTCTTTTGCCAACGATATTTCAACCATAGACTTAGCATTGTCAGTCAAAAACTTTTGCTGAGCCCTATCCTCTGCCAACCTTGCAAAATAAAGATCATCTTTCTTCCTTTCAAAACTTGTATTGTCGTATCTCCATGCATCTGTCATCTTATCGAAAAGATTATTGGTAACAACAAAATTAGCGGCCGCTACCGGATCCGACGAAGCTATTATCATATCTGCCTCCCTCTTGGCTTCTGCTTTCTGATTTTTAGCTTCCTGTATCTGACTATCAATACGATCAATAATATCCTTATTATCCCCTACTGATTTCTTTTTCGCTTCCAATGCTCCTATGTGTCTATCGTATCTTTCGACATAAGACCCAATATATTGACTAACCAAATCCGGATTACTGAACACCGGATTGGTGGCTGCCATATATGATGCTTCTATTCTCATCTGATTCCTCATGTTTTCAGATAAGTTAGCAGACACAAAATTCCTTATCTGGGAATCAGTAAGCTCATCTACGTTGACTTCTATGATTCCACCAGTAGGATTACCTTTAACATCATATTCTGTTGTCTGAATCTTCTTGCCTTCATTATTTTTCCTAAAGTCACTGACCAGCTTATTTATCTCCTTAGTATAATCGACATAAGGAGAATAATGAAGACCTCCTAACCTTGATCCTGCTTTACCATCTGACCTCCATTTGTAATAAGGATCCAAAGCATGCCATTCATTAATAGGGGAATAAAGTTCAGGATGATTCTGTTTTAGAGATTCTATTTCCTTCATAACCCTCTTGCCTTCTTTTGTGCCGGCAATCGCGTTAATGACCGTATCATCTAACACCGAACTTATCTCTCCTTGTATGGCTCTCGTAACACCATCAGAAGAAAGATCCACGCCTTTGAATTTTTGATTGATGTTAGCAATCACACCTGACATCTTATCTTCCATATAAGCGCGGGCTTCAGGCTTATCTATCTCTTGACCCATAAGATAATCTACCTGGGTATAGATCTTTTCACGAGCAGCATCAACCTTCTGCTGTTTGTACATCATAACGTCCCTAACAAGATCTATGTTGTAAGGACTAACATACGGGGCATATTGCCTTAAAATACTATATTGTGAAGCCATCAGCTATTTCTCCTTCTCTTTTTATATTTATCTTCTTCATCATCCTCCAAGCTCTTCAAATAAGGTGTAGAATAATCACCCATATTCATCACATCCTGATTGCCTTGAACGTAAATAATTTGACCACTTGGAAGCATTCTCATATTCGGGGCTATGGAAGCTATGGTATTCAACGATGTACGAACATTAAACTTATTCTGTATCTCGCTGTTTATACTATCATAATAACGAGCAAGATTTTCATCCCTTATAGCCATAGCTTTCAACAACCCAGATTCATAACGTTGCCTTTCTGCTATGTTCTTATCATCTGTCTGAACATAAGCCATTTCATTAAACCTATCAGCTTCGTTTATTTGCCTTGCGTTATTGAAATTTACTTCGTTAATGTACTTGGCTATATTGCTTCCAGCTATGGCGTTCATATTAGCCAGAATAGCGGAGCGCTGGGAGTCGGGCACGTCACCTACTGCGTCCAACTGAGCCGATGTCGCGCGGTTGAGCTCGTTGATATACTGATCAGCAGATTGAAGAACCGGATCTATTCTCGGAGCCTGATGTCTTTCCAGACCTTCTATCTCCAAGCCTGTATCGAGCGTTCTCAGCATCTCCGGGAAGATAGGACCGAACGCCGCCGGTCTGCCCTGTCCTTTAGGTCCGTTGTCTTCAACCACCTCCTCTGTATCGGTGTCAGTTGCAGTCGTAGGCGTACTTGCTTTCGGTTTTACCTCTATCCTTCCAGGAGATCCAATCTTAGGCGGTGTAAGGCCTGGTGCTATGGGACCGGCCTCAATAGGCTTCATTTCTGGTTTAACAGACTCAAGAACGAAGTCTATTTCCGGCATTAACCCACTATCTCTTAAAGCAACAAACTTATTATAATCGGAGCCCAGAATCTTCTTAGCGGCATCAGATTTATCACCAAATAAGTCAACATAATTCTTTATCCCTTTTTCGTTTAACAATCTTTTTTGCTCTGCCGAAACAACGTCCAACCCATAATAAGAACGAGTAGCTGTTGTCTGACCAAACTTATCATCTACGGCAAATGAATTATAAGCCTGATTCCCTCCGTAGCTTCCGGCGTCCTGTCCCCAGAATCCGTATTCATCTCTGAATTTCTTGGCTGCATCAGCATTCGTAATAGCGCCGACATCAGCTAACGCCCACAATGCATTTAATTGCCTGTTGTATCCTTTCTGGAAACCTTCTGTATCAAAATCACCATCCGTATTGTACTTGTTGGCCCATCGGTTTATGTCGAGCAAATTAGATACCGCCTTATTATTTACCCTGCCGTATCCTAAATTGCTTCTATGTTGGAGATTCTGATTGGCATTGACACTGGAATCAGGATTAAGAATCTGCTCACGACCGCTAACATCAGATACAGTCATATTAAGAGTTCGTCCAAATAACTGATTGATAAGATTATTGTAGCCGATAGCACTCTTTCTAAGCTCCTCCAGTTCCTTCTGAGTAGGTCCACCTTCAGCCATTTTTCTGGTTTGCTTAACATACTCGTCATATATCCAGTTCTTAGCATCTGATTCTGCAATATTAAAAGCCTTAGCTTGTTTCTTTACCTGATTCAGATCAACAACCCCGCCATCCCTGAAAAAAGCATCCATCTTCTCGTTACGCTTAGATTCTTCCTGTTTGCCATAAACGATTTCAGCGAAAGAACGAAATTGTGCTTCAAGCTCGTCTATCTCTTTCTGGTTTTCATTGACGTACTTGGAAAGAATAGAAGCATTAAGATTAGATGTGTTTTTGTCTTTTACATCTTCATTTTTCTCTAATCTCTTATATACACGCTCCTGATCTTCGTACTTATCAGACAAACCAATCTTCTTCTTATATCGATCAAGGAGTGTAGCATACGTATCTTTTGACGTTGCCTTAATACCATAATTTTCTCTAACGTAAGAGGCAAACTCATCATCTATCTTACGATAATCGGAAACAATATAAGCCTCTGGCAAATCAACCGGAGTGCCACCATTTTCATGTCTGTTTCCTTTGGCTTCCATAGGCCCTACGGAGTCAGGAGTCAGCACGTACTCGCCTTTCTCTATCTCTACATTCGCAGCATCTTCCATAGACTTGGGAAGAGGATAAATATATTCGCCGGTCATATCAGACGTATCCATCTTCTGACCGTTACCTAAATTCACGCCACCACCTTCACGTTCCCACTTGATGAATTGCTGACGACGCTCCTTGGCAAGTTTTTCCCTCGCCGCCTGCTCGTCTCTGCTGGCTGCATACGCAGCAGATGAAGCTCCCATGATATTACGGGTAAGACCTAATCCTAAACTAACACCAGACAAGGCAGCTTGAGCCACATTAGCACCGACCTTATTACCGGCTCTTATCCGGCCAAGACTTGTACCGAACATTTGAGCCCGACCTCCAAGATCAGGAGAATAATAAGGAACAGTCATAGGATCCAGAGGATTCCCGTCTTGTGATCGCTTTTCATTTGATTGATTTTCTTCTTTATCAGCACTAACAATAGTTCCTTTGGGCATAGACTTAGGATCGAATATATTGTTATTACTTACATTCATAGTCGGAATAGAAGGTTCTTGCATTTTTATAGTAGAATAGTCAGGACCTATAATATTGTTAAATCCTGCCTCCATCGTATCTATTTCCGAATTTATCTCACTCATACCAGGAACATTAGACATGTCCATATCAATATATGGATTAGATGTCGTATCAGCCTGTTGTGTAACATCCTGAACACTACCACCAGGAGCGAATACCGGACGATTTTTTATGATTCGTAATCTCATACCATCTTTTTTCACAAAGATAAGAGAAACGAACGAGAAAATCCAACGTTATGGGATACGTTTAAAAATCAATCATGTACGACAGACAAACCGCCCGAATCAGGGTCGTACTTAAGACCGCATGCCCGGCGATAGTTCTTAAGCGCTCTCTTGTACAAAAACAGCACTGTCTTGGAAACTATTTTCTTCATAGATTTGGTTAAAACCTCTTCTGTTGAAACAGACATCAGACAGCTATTCAAAAACGACCTGACATTGGAACCGAACAAGATCTTCACCATTTTTCTAAACGTTCTAAAAAGATATGATGCAGAAAGAGACTTTAACCCATTGCGAACCAGTCTCTTATTCAAATACGAAACAGCCTTTTCAGATAGACAGAGCCTATTCTTTCCTTCGCTATCTACCTCTGATGAAAACCACGAATATAAAGTGGTAGGATGTTTCTTAAGGTGATTGATGAAGGAAGTCATTATCCCTTCTTTTAAGGCCCTTTTGTGGGCTACGCATGCAGCAATCTTCTCTTCTCTTTTTAAAGAGCTGTCAAGGCATCTAAACACCGTCCTATCGTCTCCGATGAAATACTGAGGACGTTCTTCCTTGAACTTAGCCCGATAAGCGGCATATCCTTCCTTACGAAGCATATCTATCTGAGACCGGATATAGAACCTTACACACTTTTCTTCAGCCTCTTGCACGCTTTTAAGATAAGGAACTGACTTTCTCCCATATCGAAGATAATCATAAACCATAGCCTCAATAAAGTCATTGTACGGAAAGAATCTTCCAAATCCAAAGTTCCAAACTATGAAACATCGCACTCTATCTTTCCAGTAATCAGATATGAGAAAATTACTACAATATCTCAACTTCCTGTTTTTCTGATAGAAATGATGAGTATGTTTGTCATAAAATAGATTAAAATATCTCAAATTGCCTAAACACTGACCGGCTGGACGGCGTACTACATTGTACCCTAAGTTGCTGAAGCTATTGTATATAACTTCTATCGGAGAGACCTGCTCTTTCTTGAAGAGCTTGTCGTGTAACTTGTGAGGATTCATTATTTCAGTTATTTTTGTCTCCATATTGTTTTTGTTGTTTAGTGCAAATATATGATTTTATATAAAAAGAAGAAAATGCACTGCCTTGTATCCGGTTTGAGAGAAATAGGATACAAGGTTTTTTATTTTATGACGGTTTGGATAAGAGACAGGAAAACGGTTCTGAACGTAACCTCCTGACCTTCAGGGGTGGGACAACAAATCTTGAATTAAAACTACGCCTATGAATAGTCTCCGTTTTCCTTAATATTAAGACCATTTTCAATGATCTTACCCATTATATCATTTATATTATTTTATATACTTTACCATTTATTCATATAATTGTTTACAGTGAATGAACTTAACGACCGAAGGGAGTTAAGTGAGTGAACAGATTAACAAATTACTTTTTCCGTCTATTGTATTGTTTGCCTAATTGTGTTAAAGGATTGAGTATCGTGACCGAAGGGAACGATGCGAAAGAACATATAACATTTAAAAAACGACTGAACCTATCGACGAAGGAGATAGGTGATGGAGTGACGTTAATAGTTATATTAGGTAGCCAGTGGAGAATTAGGCAGGTTAGTAGGCGAGACGGGCGTCCATGCCCGTCAGGACAGTAGAGGTACGTAGGTCTGTTCTGTTAAACCAAGGCGATGATAGTTCCATCCTTCACGAAATCGCACAAAAAAGCCGGATTATCTTGAGACTCGTTCTTCAACCTTCGGTATCCGCATAACGAGTCTCAAATCCGGCTTCGCTTCATGAGAAATAAAATAATTGTTCTAATTGTCAGTGACGCCTTTAATGCGAAGTTGTATATTGGGAAGCACGGCATTAATCAAAGCCATTTTCTTATCCTCTTCGCTTTCTTTTTCATGCTGTTTATACATCATGCTGTAATCACTGTCATCACCATCCTTTTTCCCGTCTAACGTCAGTAAATGATTTACGATGTCCTTACCATACGTTTCAGTCCATGTACGGAATCTCTCTTCCTCGGACTGTCTTTCCTGGGACGGGGCTTCCGAGTTAGGGAGGGCGGCTGCCACTTCTACCTCTGGAAGTGTTACCGATGCTGCTATTTCCCCATCATCTCCGAATCCCATTTGACCATACGAAGATACGGAATTTTCTTCAATTTCCAAACCAAGATTTTTAGCAACTTCCATAGCATAGTTATAACGGTCATCGTTTCTTATAACACTCTTATGAGGGCGCCCTGCTCCTTGGTTCCAAGCTACTACAGCATCCTTAAGGTTATCGGCGTTCATAAAATCCTGCCGGCTGTAGTTGTAATACCCTGGTCCTTCTTTTCCTTTTCTTGTGTATAAGAAATTAGAATATCCGGTTTTCCCTTCGTATTCGTCAGCCAAGAACTCAAGTTGGTCTTTGAATGTTGGTGTAGAATGACCTTTCTTTTTGGCGTGCTTGAACAACTTATCCATGCGCTCATTATGCCATTGCTGTATGCCGTATGATGTTCTGTTGTCTCCATATATGTCATCTTTAAGACCGGATTCAGCCATGAGGTTACCTATGATGGCGAGCGCCTGTATCTTGGACATGCCGCGCTTATTAGTAAAGTATTCATATGCTTCACGCTGCTTGCCAACTACGCCACCTTCCTTCTTGATGTTGGTATTGTATCTCTTTCCATTCCATGTAAATTCCTTAAGACCTCTTTTCCTGGCTTCTTTAAAGGCTTCACCTCTTGTAGTGGAAATAGAGTCTTGTAGCTCAAGATCATTTTTTATTCCAAGAATAGCATCGACAATAGTATTATCATTTTTATCAACATTATCCAAAACATAAGATTGACTTATCAAATTTGATACGCTCTTTCTGTTTTTATAAGTTCCTTCTTTATCTGATGGAGCTTCAAAAGCATATACAAGTGGATACGAATAATCCGTATCTGGATCTTCTGACATAAATTCGTTTACTGCATGAATAGCTTTTTTGTATTTAGTATCTTTTATACTATACTTCCCAGCATCTTGAACATGATCATAAAATCTGTCTATCATATAGTTGATATATCCACGCTTATCGCTCTTAAATCTCTCTTTATCTCTTTCAAACTCTTTTGGCGGATATCTTTTGTAATATTCTTGAAAAAGTCCCCTAAATTTTCCATCCTCAGATACAGCGTAGGGGTTTCCACCAGATTCTTCAATAATATTTCCAAGTACGGCTTCTATCTGGCGTTGATTAAAACCTTTATCATATAAAGCATCATAGATCATATTCATCCCTTCTACGTCCATAGTACGATGCTTACCCTTACCCACACGCTTCATATTTTCATATTTGGATTTGAATAAATCCCAATCTATTTCCGGCTTAGAAGAATCCCCTCCTTGTTTTTTGGATCTTATCTCCATCCTTTTATCCAAATCATTCTTTGAATCAATAATGGATCTAAACAGGATCTTGTTTGGATCATTCTCTTCGTATGGGATTTTATCTTCTACATAATCCCTTATTTCAAAAGGATACCCTATTGTATCAAGAGTCTTAGTAACAACCCCAACACCAAAAGGTTGATCGCTTCTATAAAAATCGTACTTATCTTTCACAACCATCCTACCTCTATCATCACGGTACATGGTAAAACTTGATAAGCCTGATAAATCATTTAAATCTCCGTAAGCATCCGGTATAAAATTATATTCGTTAAATACCTGATGTTCCCCGGTTCTGGCTTTTTTTAAGAGATCTATACCCTCTTCTACCATTCCAAGTTTCCTACTTGTTACATCCCTTAACTCCTCCAAATCAGATACGTCCTTGCCTGCAACTTTTCCATCAATTATCTTATTATCTAAGGAATCAAGCTCCTTTCCATATTTTTTAGCCATTTTCTCCCACCCACCATTTATCCTGTCAGATATAATGGATTTGATATTGTCTGGTATTCTAACAATCCCGTTTTCCTCTTTCAGGTTATTTGGTTGGTTTAAGAATCTAAACCAAAGATTTTGACTAAAATCATCTACATTGGCTTTCGGAACATCTTGACCAAAAAATTCCATTATTTTGGTTTTTAATCCTCTTTCGTTAGCATACACATCAGGTGTTATATTAGATGCCAGATATTCTCTAAGTTTTACAAACGGACCAATTTTATTCCATAATGTTTTTGGTTGTTTGTCCTTTACATAATTTTTAATTTTCTTTGCCATCTTTTTCTTCCTCTAAGAATCCAAACATTTCACCTGCGCAATTACCAACAAATCCGGCTATGTAAGCTGCGTGTTCATCTTCTCCCACCTTAAAGCCAAGAGACATATTACAATGTTGGCATACCGACATAGCTGCATGAAATGATTCATGACATATGTTTCGCATAGTCATCTTATTCTCACTTTGAAAGTTCCATAATAACTTAAAAGCTCTATCATCCCCCTTATCACGAACAAGATTCAAGAAAGAGGCTTTTGAATCTAAATCGCCTTCATCTCCCCATTCTCCTTCATGATCCAATTCTGCATTCTCAAAACGATCACACAATGTTTTGTAATCTAACCCTATGGTGATAATCAACTTTAGTGGATATATCACAAAATCAAATTCTTTTTCTTTCATTCTTTTTTTTCAACAAATGTAAACAAAATAGCCGAAGAATGCCACCATTCATTCTCCGGCTTGTTATGATAAATCTCTTCTTATGAAAACAGTACGAATGTAAGATTTAAATCTTAATCTTCTTAATTTCATCAATCATATTCTTATATCCGCAGAACTTGCTGTTAATAACATCGAAAATAGATTCTGACCAGCCAGCTATGTTCAAGATATTAGATCCTCTGTAAAACATCTCACTTCCATATCCTTGAATAGAAATAGAAACGATCTTGCAATTTGGATTTACTTTCTTGAACTCTTTCAAAAGTTCGGCGAATTTGCCATATCCATAACTGGAGCTTTTCTCCCATACAACAGATTCACCGTCTCCTATCTGCATATCTGAAATAATGTACAAATTATCTACCTTGATCTTATCTTTAACGCACTTTTCCAAGAATGCAAAAAGACCGTTTTCGGTGGAACCACCGCAGTCTCCTCCGGCAGTAAAAGATTTTTTGTTATTCCATAAAACACCTTTACTTCTATCATATTCGTAATTGATAAGTTTGTCACCAAACATGCCAATAAATACGTCAGGAAGCACAGATGCGATCATACAGCCAAATAAGTTACCAATGACAGCCGTATTTGTTTTGCTAAAGGCAGACACTTCAGAAGATCCTCCCATATCTCCACGTACAGAGCCAGAGTGGTCAATCAGGATAGCCGACCGCCCCTCCAACACCGGCAGGTTTTTGCAGGATATGGTTATGGCTTTTTCCAACGCATCTAAAATCTTATATTTATTACGCGCTGTTAATTTAGCACGTTTTTTATCCGACTCAAATACAATATCATTATCGGAACCATCAGTGCCTATATTTTCAACCTCTTTGAAAGCTGAAGCAAAGCGGAAAGGAAGCATCTTCGAATTAAGTACCTTCTCTTCTATTGTAAGCTGCCTACAAACTTCATCTATTTGATCAGGCGCGTATTTGATTATGTTTACAAGGTTACGAACCATATTAAAAATAGGCATACCTTTTACATTAGAAACCACGTCCCGAATAGCGTCACCTAAAGCTTCTTTCTTTTCCTTATTGTCTTTCTTATCCTGACCGGCCTTAGACATCTCTTTTTCAAGAATCTTGCTTTCGTATAATCCAGACAAAGATCGACCTTCTATAAGGTACTGGAAAGCTGTTTTGTTAACCTGATTGCCTTTAGGGTGAAATAAGTTTACGAGGTCAACCATAGTAATGACCCTACTGTCCATCTTGTACTTGTCAATCCGATACGGATCAAGACCTTCCAAAGCCGTCTTAAATCCTTTCTTAATAGCGCTGGATATTCCTCTTAACTTCTTTGGATTTTTGTCGTTAAGAGCCGCATAACAGCCAAGGATTTCGCTCATATCATCAGGACGCATAACGATCTTATTATAGAACCTTGAAGCCCATTCTTTACCCGATGCTTTGCTGGCAAGGACAGAAGCCATAAGATGCGTAACAGACCGCAGCTTCCCTTCCTTCCGGACATACAATGCCGTCTGTGCTGCAAAATACGGATCCACTTGGTCCATAAGATTCTTAATTCTTTCTACTTTGTCTTTTTCTTTCTCATAATAAGAATCAGACAACATGGTAGTCATTACCGTAGATACCAACTCTTCTTCTGCGTTAGGCTTATACGCCTTCTCTCCCATGTGATTCACGATCGTAGGTTTAACACCTTCATCCTTTTTGTTAAACTTTCCCATTTGTTGTTGTTTTCTTTAAAGTGTTATACAAAAAAAGCAGTGATATTACTACCACTGCTTGAAAAAAAATATATCAAAATGAATACTCAATGAGGGAAAAGCTGAAGTTAGTGTAAACAATGAAATAATGGATTTGAACCATCGACCTATACTTTAAAAGAGTATCGCTCTATCCATCTGAGCTAAATTCGAAGTAACTAACCCCATCACCACTCATTAGTTTCTTATGTCTTTCAAACAGAGGAAAAGCGGAGCCGGATCTAAGATGAAAATATCGGATTCGAACCGATGAAAAGCAAATGTACCTGATGCTGCGTTAAACCACTACGCTAATTTTCGAAGTAACCAAACTCCTCACCATCTGTATATTTTATTAAAACAGGGAGAACCTGGAAGGTGTTTTGATATGAAAGGAGGTTTTGATCTACCAACTGATCTAATTTTTCTTACATGAAAAATACAGGACTCGAACCTATGACTCAAACCGAAGTATCACCTTCCATCACCACTGTTTTATATCATAATCTCTCTTGATTATGATGCAAATATAGACACTAAAATATGATTTACAAATTAAAATGATTTAAAATGTATTAATTTGGATAAATATATTAATTGTGATAATATAAACAAATTATACCTTGTCCTCCTTTACCACCTTTGCGAGACATTCCACCACCACCACCACCTCCGGCTCCTATTCCTCCATTGGTTCCATTTGTGGGATTATCATGACCTGATGCACCACCATTTCCTCCTGATCCATATGCGGCAGCCCCTCCACCAGAACCACTACCGTTATCAACTGTGCCATCATAAGAATCTCCTGATTGACCTCCTCCTTGAAATATAGATTTTATAGGAATAATAATACTATTCAATCTTCTCCCTACTCCTCCTCTATACGAGTTGCAATATCCACCATTGTATCCTCCTGTTCCATCTGTGTTTGAAACAGGCCTTCCGCCTACTATACCAGAACCATTCCTACCATTTGAAGACATTGATGCTCCAGATCCTCCAGCCGCATCTTCTCCATCACGATTACTTCCTGCGGCTCCTCCTCCGTTACTACACATAGCTATCTTTAATGAAGGATCTGATACATATTTTGATAATATTTGTTGAGCTTCAGTATTCAAATCTGCTCCATCTCCATAATATATAGTTGATGTAAATCCCTCACTTGTTCCCCTCTTTCCTCCATTAGCTTGTATTTGTTTACCATCAAAGACAATCACGGTATTTTTTCCGTGATTGTCTGTAACTACACTTGGAGCTATATTATAAACTATTTGTTTAGATTGAAGATTTTTTATAATAAAATCTTTTACATATATAATAAGACCAGATCCTCCTCCCCCTCCAGAGTTTACCCCTCCGGCACCGCCTCCTCCAACTACAAGTAAATCAAAATAACGATATCCATTTTCTATCGTATAATTTTGATCTATTCCAGGATTACTCGTTAATTTCACCAATTTGGGTGGTTGATCTTTATATATCATAAATCTCCTTCTCATATTATCTATTTTTAATCTTATCTTCAGAAATCAACCACTGGAATATAATTTTCCGGTTGCTAATTACTTTCTTTATCCTCATCAGCATCCAGCTACCACGCAACCTATCCAGCCATGACCGTCTGAAATTAAGAGCATCAGGATTAACTGACTTATTTATATCGTTATCGTCCTTGATCCAAATAGGGGTCTCTGACCGGTCATCGTCAACCCTGTTGAAGAAGTCATTTAACTTATGTCTTCTATATACCTCAGTATCCAGGACCTCAGTATGGTCGCCTACGATCTTCGGATACGATATACGTTGCGCTAAATTATTCTTTTTTTCTGGAACAAGATGAATTTCACCTGAGTTGTTTGTGTCGTTGTAGATAGTTATCGTATCTAAACCTACTTTCCTATCAAGAGTGTAATTCACATCATCGACGTATTTCCTTGCATCAAGCTCGTATTCTACAGAAGCCAGCGTAGAGCCATTATATTTCTCTTTTATCGGCACTTCTAATATAAATGGATATGTTACTCCGTAGAATGTCTGGAAGCTCTTATTCGTCAGTAAATGACTCCATAAGCCACCTTCTTCGTCTGATGCCGGGAAGTTTATACCTGTTTGGAAATATTGTTGCTGTTCTATATAATAGTCGGGGCAGAACGAATAATAAGAAATCCATTCTTGCTTCAAACACGAATACCCGATAGTGAACGACACATCCTTGAAATACTGTTCATCTTTTAAGGATATTTCCTTATCGTTTGACAACACCTCTGTTTCATTGTACAAGAACCTTCCACCATCATATTTGTAATATGCCGGGTTCTTAACAGGTATATAATCTTTTTTAGTGATAAGTACCCTCTTATACCTGTTATCCCATCCAAGAGACAGACCAAGACCGATAAATTTATTGTCTGTATCTTCTTCTGTCATCTCTGTGCCGGTTAAGATGTTGGTTATTCCGTATCTAAGAATCTTAAACGGAAGATGACGTTTAAGCCAATGTCTGATACCTACACTAAGTTCCTTGAGATTACGTCCGTTCGGATCGGTCATAAACACTTGTGCTCTTTTAGTATCTACCCAGAAGTGACCAAATTCTGAACTAATTATTTCAGTGCTCTGTGTTCCAGAATAACCAAGGTCGGTCGTGTTGTACTCCAGAGGCCGGGACGCAAACAGACCGCCGGTGCCCATCTCGGCCTGCCCTGGGGAGGTGCGCTCCTTGATTACGTCTATGGCGTTATGGAGTGAAACCTGGTCCTCGAACCTGACAAGAATCTGATTAGACTCGATACGCTTCATGTGAATAAGCTTCCCGTTGCTGGTTGGGAACTCATGATAGTCCATAGGCTTGTACGTCAGCCACGGATCTGTTTGACTGTTTTCAGATACGTCAGTCCTACTCCATATAACACCATTAGGACGCTGATAAGCACAATCATAAAAACGTCGTTCGTACGTTGCCGGCAATACATTTGGTGTTAGTGTCATCCTCGACGAATAGATAGGACTTATCTTGTAATCATTATCCCTATGGATAGATACGTTCTTTTCTTGTGTCCACCAAACAAAATCTCCTACTTTTGGATAGAATAATTCATAAGGCTGAGGACCCTCTAATCTGAAATTACAATTTATTTCAGACTCTACAAGGAACTGAGGAATGCCATAGAACCATGTATAAAATCTTCCATTAACGTACCTGCCGGATGTGTCACCATTTAATTCGTATAAGCTCTTCCTGTTTGGATAAAAAGCGTATCTTCCTTTATTAGATGATGTCCAGCTATTGAAACGTTCGTTATCTATTGTCTCAAGAGCGTCTTCTCCAGTATCATAATTAACAAAATATCTTGGATACCCTACATTTCTGTAATCCATGTATGGGAATGGTATCATGTCTCCAATACCAAAAGCGCTATTATAAAAAACAGGGAATTTTCTTTTTAATGAGAATCTTGTTATTACCGTATCGCCACCGAACATCAGTTTCTTTTCATTAGTGAAAAATCCACATCCACCTATGGAAATCCATTTTATATCTTCTATCTGTCCATATTGATCCGGCCTATATCGCATAAGTCTCATATACGGAGAACAGATGTACGATACTGTTTTGGATTGCTCGAATGTTCTTCCTGCTACAACATCACTTCCAGCAATAACCGAATCATCTATGCGGCTACTGTCGTAATTGTAAACATAGTTCGGATATTCCAATAAATATTTCGATTTACCATCTCCTTTTTCACCTGGATCACCAAATGATAAAAATAACGAAGATTCACGATCTATATTATTAACGAATAAGAAACGTCCCTCATTATCATTTCTACCGGTTCCCCATTTAGAAGACATACTGGCATCCATCATCGGATATACGCCAGACTTAATGTACTTAACAGAAGATAAACCACGGGCAAAATTTCGTTCATACTTATCCTGGTCTGTTATACCTATCATTGAATTATATAATCCCACAGAAGTATAATACCATGCATGATTACGTCTTGGTCCATTGTTTATAAACGTATTAAGCCAATCATAACGATATTTACCGTACAATATCGGGCCTTTAGCAAGAGTCTGGCTGATGGTTGACACCATTGAAGAAAACAGCATGGCCACACTTAAATTAGTCAGGAATCCTCCTCCGGTAAGACCGGCCGACCCTCCTATGTATCCAGACTGCGCCCTTATCTGAAGCTCTTCTGCTATCATAGCCGCTATTGTGGCACTTGATTCAACTGCGGCAAGCGACGCAGCCATCGTGTATGCGGCAGGACCTAAGATAGTCCATTTTGGATGATCTTCTACAGGTACGAAACTGCCCACAGACATTCCTCTTTGAAACCCGTCTATACATACTTCATTTGGAAGTTCTGGCTTGTTGAAATAAATATCAGGTGAACAGAATGAATACCACACGTTTCCTCCTTTGTCGAAAGGATGAGATATAAACTCGTCTCTTTTGCCAGACGTATAATTATATTGATCTTGTGACAGGTCATTATATGGGTAATTAGGATAGATATTCACATTACCATCGTCTCCTATGTATCTAAGCATATCATAGGCTAATCCTGAAGCCACAACCGACCTATTTAGTCTCCTATCTCCACGATACAGTTCATATCCTACAATCGTGTCTCTTTGTTGTTGCGTAATCAAACCAGAATCCACTGCAAAATCCAAAAACACTTGTATGGTATTCTCATCTACCATAATACCTACCGGATATATTTCAGAAGCTATGTCATATCCACGTTCGTCACTGTTCATGAACGGTATATGCTTATTATCTGGGAACCGGTAATGACGTATAGGTTGTTGACAAAATATGGTAGAAGTATCTATCCCTCCATAAGAATGACCCTTGAAATAAGATAATCCATTTTTGTCTGACAAAGGAGCACCATAATATTCTGTTAACTTATTCATAATATTAGAATAAGCTTCTGTTTTTTTTGGATCATCATAAGATCTGCCTGTGTCTATTTTCATCCTGCTACTATCATAAAGTTCAAAATTAGCAGGATATTTCTCAGATGATTCCCAATATGCAAAATCCCCGTATTTATAAGGACGAGGCTTGCAATTGATGGGCCTATCTCCACATGTCTGACATTTTGATGCAAATAAGACAGTTGATCTAAGTGTTATAGAATCCACAGACAAATCAATCTTATTTACCTCCTTTTCTCTTATACCAAAAATATACGGATATATAGTTTTACCTGTAACAAAAGAAACGCCTAAAATAGCACGAGACGGCTTCTTGCTTGGTTCCTCCTCCTCGTCTGGAGTATCCTTATTCTTATATTCACAGAATTGTATTTGCCTGAATGTCATTATCCAAGGAACAGCTACAACCGGCGATTCTATTGTTACATAAAAATAATTTTGCTTTATCGTTTCTTTAAAGAATTTATCATCTATAGTTCCCCATGCAGGTCTTGCTATATTAATAATAACCGAATGTCCTGAAGCATGTTCAGGCCTATCGAAATCTACCGGTATTGTGCCAAGTGGATTCCATGTCTCTATATCCTTCCAAAAAGAAACACGAACGTAATTGGTAGACACAGCATCCATTATACCATCTATCTTCCCAAGGGCTTCAAGATAAAGGACCTTATTTTCTTCCTTATATCCTTCTATATCCCATTCCTCCGGTCTATTGATTCTAATAAACCTGGCATTGGTCATTACATTCCTCACGAACTTACGAACTACAAACTCAGAAGCAAATCCTATATTAAGTTTATCTCCAGTAGGATTTTCGAATGTGGCATTATTTGCATATCCCTCAAATTCCCAATCGGTTTCAGGTATTCCGGTGTCCGAATTTTTGTATATCATATCCTGGAGCTTGTTGGACGCATCAGGCCAGAACTGTTCAATGCAATATTTCGGTCCGTTCTTTGACCGGTATTGATCATTTATTACCGTACTCATTGATCTACCAGCCCTCCAATTACCTTTTCCATTTATCTTTTGACTCCACCCATCTATATGTAAAATATATCCTCCAAGGATGTAATTGTTGTTTTGAAAGTTATTATAATCAGACCTTGAAACAGTAGGATCCGAACAATAATTTTCAATATAACATCCACATGTACAAGGCATAGTATCAAGAACGTATATAGCATCAGATACGGTCTTTAATATGCTTCCTGGCTGTAAGTACGGATAAAATTCAGAACAAAGATGTCGTTCGCCATCGCCGGATACATCACCCGCGTTATCACCAAAAAATGCTTTATCCATCCATTCAGATAAAGAATCCATTGTATCATAATTGAATAGAACAGAATACTTATTTTGGTTCTCACCTCCGGTTGTATATAAATAGTCGGTAGACACGTGCTCCATGTCTTCTAATTCTTTATATATATAGTCCTCTACAATACCAGTTATTAAAGGAACTGGAGCAGACAATATAGATTCTTGACGATGGGGAACTTCGCAGTCTCCTTCCATTTCTGGTAACCTAATATGATCAATTGGCTCCATATAATCCTGTGTTCCGTCTTCTCTGTATTTGGTAGCTATATCACATATCTGTCTTTCATTGTTTCCATTCTCCTTATTATTACAAGCTACAAGACCTATATTTTCAGACAAATAATTTATAGGGGTTCCTACAATATCATCATAATCGATAATAAATCTTGATTTCCCTTTAAAAGTAGCGAAATTGCTTTCCACTATAACAGTTTGACCTACGGTAGCAGGATTATTACATTCTTTTTGTTCTTCATCTATAACAACCGCATCGTCAATTAATATCCCATCTCCTGCCGTATTGCTATACTGCCATACATATTTTCTTTCCACTCCTGAGCAATCCGGAGCATATGCATTTATAGACTGGTATGGGATACTGTCTTTGTTCATTTCTTCTCTTGCCTTATCAGAAGGAGGTGGAATAAGAACAAATGCTGGAGTTTTATATCCGGTGGATGTCTTAAACGAGATAGAAAACGGATACACTTCATTTCTCATATACCCTACATACAGCGAACAAGCGTTACCATCCTTATATAGATCTTCGTGGGCTACCGATGCCTGCCATTTTAGAAAATGCCCCATAAGAGAAACTACAGGCTGTAAATTCCACTCTTTTTCCGCAGTAAGACCATACTGCAAAAGACGGTTTCCGACTGACACTATTCCTCTTGATGTGTTGTACACAGCCCTTTTCAAGGAAATATGCTCAAATGTAGTTCTTTTATTATTAAGGTCAGAATAATAATATATAGTCTTTTCCGTAATAGGATGAATGCCTTCTATAAAATAATCAACTACCGGCTGCGTTTCCCCATTGTATCCTACTGTATTTTGAATAACAGCTACCTTGTAATGACTGACCTGCCTATCTAAGTTAGACACCTTAAGTCTTATACCAAGATTAGTTCTTTCTCCCCATTTTCCATCATTGATTCTAATATATTGTTCATCGAATACATGTACAGGATTAGTCAATGAAGTATAGTTGGTTTTCTCGTTGCCAAATTCATCGCACAAGGCCACAGCAAACTGATACACGCCGGCGCGTAGGCTGCCCCCGTACTCTATCTGTACCGGCTCCACGCATGGCTGGTCCAGTAGCGGAAACACCCTAAGTTTCTCACAAGCCAGAAAACATCCATTCTCCTGCATGAACTTGTCCCTATCATATTCTTTATCGCATATCTTATACCCATGATAATGATACCAAATATCTCCTTCATCATCCGGAGTCAGAGCCTTGTCTACAATAACATACCTGGGAGGATTGTAATCGTCAGTCCAATAAATGCATTTTCCACATTTCTCTGTCTTTATCTCTATAGTTTTTATAGGATGGTAGATAGAGAATTTAAGACACGGATCCTGCTCATTGTCTTCCAACAAGGTCTTCATGCCCGAACATAATGATTCTGATCCTGATACCATAGATTCTATATCGGAATCAGACAGGATACTTGTATCAGATTCAGGCTTGAAATAAGTTATTTTAGATACGCCCGTCTCTGGATTAGTTATAAAAAAATAGATATTACCAGACGTAAGATCATTCTTGTATCCAATAACTTTAAACCCATCAAAATCTATACACTTAAGATTACTATGTTCATTTGATCTCATGCCAACATTGCCATCTTCGGATTCTATGTTGGCATTCAAGGCAAACGTATAATGCTGATCCGTAAGACTCGACGGATGCAGATCTCGGTTCATACCTGTTTGAGGAACCGCTATGTTTCTGTTATCTTCTAATGCCATGTTAATAACTGTTTGTCACAAAGATAGCAAAAGAGATTTAATCATGGATTTCTAAAGTAGGTGAAGAAAAGAAATACATTTTCAGTCTCCTACTTTATCGACCACACCTACATAAAAATCGGGGATAGGATTATCAGGTGATTATATACCACTTTACACCAAAAGCGTAAAATAATACATATTTATACGGAAATCCGTACCGGGTTCCACCAAAACCCTCTACCTTCTGGTAACATCGTTACATCAAAGGATTCTTTTTCCGATTTACGGATGATGTTAAAAGCACCATTAATGTCAGCATTGATGATCTTACCAAACGAGGTTTTAAACAATCCTCGTTTGGTCCTTCTTCCTTTGTAAGATTCATGTTTGCAAATCCGTTCATTATCTAAAAAGCTACATTTTGAAGTATAAGATTCTTCAACGATCTTAACATTGATTCCTTCTAATGTAGCTTTAT